ACGCGCTGCAGGCCGTGAACCTCTCCGCGGCCGCCGCGGTCGAGGTCGCGCTCGACGGACTCGAGGGCTGAGCCGTGTGGGTGATGACCACGCGCGGCTTCTACAGCGCCGTCCAGCACCGCGACCGGCCGGGGCACGTCATGGTCCGGGCGCGGTGCCGCGCCGACCTCGATCGGCTCCTGGAGATCGTGCAGGTCGACCCGGCCCCGGAGATCGTCGCGACCCTCACGAACGCGGACTACCCCTACCGCGTGACGATGAGCGCGCCCGCGTGGGAGACCGCGCTCTACATGCTCGTGCAGGAGATCACCTACCCGAACTTCAAGCACGCGGTCGCCCAGGAGCAGGGGGAGGCGCGGGAGCGGGTCTACATGCGGTGCTGGGGGGCGCTGCTAGCGATCGAGCAGGAGGACGGCGGGGTGGCCGCCGCGAAGGCGCTGCAGGCCGGCTACGCGGTCGACACAGGCTGGTGCGAGCACGAGGACTGGTGCATCCGCGCGCCCGGCCACGACGGGGCCTGCGCCCCCTTCTAGTCGTCGAGGGGCCAGCCGGCCGCGATCAGCACCTCGACCGCCTCCCCGGGGAGGCGGTCCGCGTCGATCGCGTCGCGGAGGCCGTCGATCGCGTCGCCGTCGTCCCGGGTGCGATCGGGGGAGACCCCCGCGACGCGCAGCGCGAGCCCCTCGGTCCACTCGACCAGGAGCACGTCGCCCACGTCCGGATCATGGTCAGGATGCGCCATCTCGAGCCTCCAGGCTAGACGATCATCTCGACGTAAAGCACGGTCGCCCCGCCGGTCTCCTGCCGGTCCAGCACGAGGAACTGGCTGCCGCGGGGCAGGATGACCTCGTTCTCGCCCGGGTGGCTCGAGCCGCCAGTGGTGTTCGCCCAGAGGCCCTTCGCGCCGGCGGGCATCAGGATCTTGAGGTGCACCTGCCCCGACCAGGTGCCGCCGTTCACGCTCGAGCTCAGGAAGCCGTTGTCCTGGATGACCTGGCCCTTGTGCGCGTGCTGCTGCCAGCCCGCGAGCGTGGTCTTGCGGGAGAGCACGACGGGTTCGGGGATCGGGTCGGTCTTCGCGATCGCCGCGTCGAGGCGGGCGGCCTTCTGCGCGATGCTGACGCTGCCGACTCCCTCCGTCGACCGCAGCTGCGAGTTGATCTCGCTGTAGAGCCCGTTCGTGTAGCCGCTGACCGCGTCGCGCTCGGGGGCGGTGAGGCGCGCCTGGTTGTCGGCCTGCCACTTCTGGAAGGCGGCGCCGGCGGCGCTGTCGGTCTTGACGCCTGCGAACTGGGCGGGCGGCTCGTTGCCGCCGTACATGGCCGGGCCCTTGGGCTTCGCGGGCGCCTTCGCGGCGGCGCTGGGGGCGCTCGCGGCGGGCTTGAAGGCGTCGACGTGCGCCTGGCGCTCGTCGGCGGGCGGGACGTAGACCTTGCCGGGGGCGGCGCCCTGGGGGACCTCGACCTTGCCGCCGGCGGCGGTCCAGGCGGTGAGGTATCCGGTGTAAGCGTCGGTGTCGGGGTCGAGGACGGCGAGCTGCCCGTCGAGGGTCTCGAACGCGGCGCCCTTGGGCATCTCGGAGAACTTGAAGCCCTGGCTGGGCTGGAGCTTGGGGCCGATGGTCGCGGCGGTCGGCTTCTCGAGGCCGGGGGAGGGGGTCGCCGGGTCCTTGGCGGTGATGGGGGAGCCGTCCGCCTTCGTGACCTTCAGCGGCGCCTTGTAGCCGCCGTAGAGCTTCGTCTTCCCGTTCGACGCCTGCACCTTGACGTGCCCCAGCGGCGTGATCTCCTGCACGGTGTAGATCCAGCCGCCCTTCTTGTACTGGATCTTGTCCCCGGGCTGCAGGTCGAGGTCCTTGAGCTTCACCGCGTCGGTGTTCATCTGCCAGCCCTTGATGGGCTTCCCGGGCTTGGCGGCGGCGGCGATCTGATCCGCCACCGCATTCGCGACGTCGGGCGCCGGCGTGGCGGGAGCGGAGGGGACGCTCGAGGCGAACACGGGCTGCGAGGGCGCCGCGGGCACGGTCACGCCCGATGGCGTCTTGAGCAGCACGTCGCCGTTCCCGTTGACGCCCACTACTTCGAGCGGCGGGCCGTCGTCCGGCGCGATCTTGACCAGCGCGCCCGGCGCGTAGTCGCTCACCTTCGCGCCCGCCGGGGCGGCCATCAGCGGCGGCCCGTCCGCGGGCTTGGGCTTGGCGGCCGCGGCGGTCTGCTTGATCGCGGCGGCCGTGTCCTGGTCGCCCTTCGCGGCGTGGTACTCCGCGGCCTTGATCGCGAGCTGGACCTTCGCGAGGGCCTTCTCGAGGCCCTGCTTCGCCGCCGACGAGTTCGGCGCGGTCTTGTACGCCTTCTCGGTAAGCGCGCCCTGGATCGCCGCCTCGAGATCCTGCAGGCCCTCCTCGTCGGCCTGCAGGTCGTGCTTGACGACCTGGTAGTCGACGCCGCCCTTCTTCATCGTGTGCGTCGTCGTCGACTTGTACTTGATCGCCTTCTCGAGCTTGCGCGACGGCGCCGGCGAGGCCAGGTCGCCGGTGTACGTGCCGGCCACGGTCTCGACGACGCCGAGGGGGATGCCGCCGATCGCGACGATGAACCGGCCGCTCTCCGGATCCCGCGGGTGGTCCGCCGGGTTCCAGTCCTTCGCCAGCGCGAGGACCTGGTCCTCGGAGTCGAGGGCGACCGGGTCGCCGTCCGCGTCGAGCGTGACCTTGTGGACGGGCTGCGCGGTGTGCTGCACGATCGCGCGGATCTCTGACTCGCCGAGGCCGGCGTCTGAGAGCTCGACGATCTTCTGCAGCACGTCGAGGCGCCGGGCGACGACCTCCCGCTGCCCCTGACCGGGGAGCGCGCCCACGACGGCGTTACGCTTCCCGAGGACGTCGCGGGCCTGGTCGAGGATCTGCGGCCAGGACAGGTGCCCGAACACGGGGGCGCCCTGCGCGCTCTCGCGCAGGCTCCAGAGCTCCAGCGGCGCCTCAGACAGGCTGTGCTTCGGCTGCCCCTGCGCGCGGTAGCGGAGGCCGGCGCCGTTGTCGATCCGGACCGGCGTCCCGTCGTCGCGCACGAGAATGTTGTCCTGGGTGAGGCCGGCGACGTCCCAGTTGGCCAGGACCGCGTCGGCGACGAAGTGCTTGCCGATCCGGGCGACCGCCCGGACCTTCTCGTGCCCGCGCAGGTTCCCGAGCGGGGTCGCGGCGCCGACGTGCCGGGCGACCTTCACCGGCCCGTGCTCGGTCTTGTGGAGCTGGCTGTCGGGGACGGGGACGCCGAGCGCGCGGTAGGCGCGGTCGGTCGCGTCCTCCTCGAGCAGGTGCCCGACGTGCGTGCCCTTCTTCGTCACGTACAGGTTCCCGGCCGGGTCGGACCGCAGCTGCGCCCCGGTGGAGCCGCCGAGCTTGGCGACCTCCTTGAGCGTGTCGGGGTGCGGCGTCTTCGGCGCGAACTTCCCGGCCGGCGTGCGGGGGTGCTTGGCCTCGAACTCCGCGTCGAGATACCACGCCTCGAGGGCGGCCTGGTCCTCGAGGTTGGCGGGGGCCTCGTCGTTGAGCTCGTAGAAGAGCATGCACCGGCAGCGGTCCCAGCCGTAGCAGAACGGGTTGGGGACCGGGGCGAGGGCGGGGTCGTCGAGCTGACGGAGGACGTTGTCGTCGGCCTGGGCGCAGGCGGGGCACCGGTTCGCGTCCAGGATGGACGTGTAGCGGGCGCCGCGGATCTCGTCGGCGAAGTCCTCGGCGGCCATCGCCCGGCCCGCGTTGAGCGCGGAGCTGGCGTTGGCTGTACCCTCGGCCTTCGCGCGACCCGTACCGGCTTGCTCGCCGGCGGCCCGGGCGGCCTCTGGCGGGGCCCCGTTCAGCCGCCGGCGCGCGACCGTCTGCCAGACGGCGGTGATGACGGCTTTGGCGGCGAGCCACCCGGCCTTCTTGACCGGGTCGGGCGCGCCGTCGTCGGCGAGCGCGAACACGGTCTCGGGCCAGATGGCGGCGAGCTCGCGGCGGCGCTGGCCGTGCAGCTCGCGCTCCACGGCGGCGCGGCCGGTCGCGTGCAGGTCGAGCAGGATGCTCGTGTAGGCGTCCGTGAGCCCCGTGGGCGGCTCCTGCGGCCCGTCGAGGACGATGGTGGGGGAGAGGGCCGCGTCGCTCGCGGCGGCGCTCACGTAGCTCGCAGCGGCCGCCTCGAAACGCACCCGCGCGCTGTCGAGCGCGGCCCGGATCGTGTCGACGTCGACGTAGAAGTCGTGCGCGGCCGGCTGCCGCGGCTGGGGGGCGTCGAGGGTGTGGGTGCCGCCGCACCGGCAGGCCTTGCCCTCCTCGGCGTCGTGGCCGCAGTCCTTGCACCGCTTCCCGAGGACGGGCGTGGTGATCTGCAGGTCGGTCGTGTCCTCGGCCAGGGTGCGGGCCTTGCGGGAGACCTTCTTCTTCTCCCGCTTGACCGTCTTCGAACCGTCCGCGCCGCGCTTCTCCGTGACCGCCTCGTGGACCTCCTCGCCGTCCTCGCCCACGGCGGCCGGCTGCGCGGAGGCCTGAAGTTCGGCCTGGCGGGCCTCCTCCTCGGCGGCCTTGCGCTCCTCCCGCGCCTTCGGGTCGGCGGCGGGGAGCTTGCCGACCTGGCGCAGGTGATCCTCGAGCGGGTCGTCCGCGAAGATCGCGCCCGCCCCGACCAGCTCGGCGACGTAGGTCTTGAGCTGCTCCAGGTCGCTGTCGCCCAGCGTCATCCGGAGGGCGGGGCAGGGGACGTCCGGGCCGTAGTTGAGCGTGACGAGCCGGCGGACGATCATCTGCCCGACCTCGTTGGCGTAGATCCCACCGAACGCGCCCAGGGCCGCGGTGAAGGGGTCGCTCTGGCTCTCCGCGGTGGAGAGGGCGCCCTTGCTGCCGGAGCCCTGCCCCAGGCGCATGAAGTCCTCGCTGAAGGCGGCGCGGATCGCGTCCCGGTGCCCGTTGATCGTCGTCCAGGCGTCCCGCTTGCCGCCGCCGCCCGCACCGCCGAGGCCCATGATCTCGAACCGCCAGCCCATCTCGGGGGCCTGGTCGGCGTGCGGGCCGGGCATGATCAGGTACGCGAGCTCGCCCGCGCGGAGCAGCGCGAGCTTGCCCTCGAGGTCGGCCATCGCGCCGGGGTCCTGCGCCCCGCCGGGCGGGGGGTAGACGACGGGGAGGCCGATCGCCTCGCGTTCCTGGCCGAGCGCGTCGAGCCGTTCGGTGCCGTCCTTCAGGCTCCAGGCCTTGTAGACGGGCCGCAGCATGGAGCGGCCTTCCCAGTTGTCGCCCTCGGCGTTGACGCGGTAGTAGAGGAGGTCCTGCCGGTCGAGGTCGACGTACGCGCCGCGGCTGGTGACGAACTGCTGCAGGCCGGTGAGGTCCCCGCCCGTGTCCCTGTACCACCGGTGGATGGTGCGGGGGAGCAGGACCATGAACTTGCGGGGGGTGAGCAGCTGCCGGCCGTCGTCGCGCTTCGCCGAGGTCCAGGTGACGTCGCAGGGGAGGAAGCCGGAGCGGGCGAGCATGTTCGCGGTCTCGGCGAGGTGCTGCCCCCAGGGGGTGCGATTCGGGGTGTTCTGGGCGTAGGTGCCCATGCCGAGCGCCCATTCGACGTCGTCGGCGACCTGGCGGGCCTCGTCGTCGGCTTCCTCGCCGCCGTACGGCTCCGCGCTCCAGGTGGCGCCGACGACGGGCGCGGTCCACATGCGGACGGCGCCGTAGACGTCGGCGTCGGTCCAGTACATCTCCTCGAACTTGTCGAGGCCGGCGCGGCCGATGAGGGCGTTGTTGAGCTCGTCGTGTTCGAGGAAGCCGTCCGTGTGGTGGCGGCCGGAGTCGGTGCGTGGCCTGTCGACCGCGGGGCGTCTGCGGAGGAGGCGGTCGAGGAGGTCGCCCATCGCAGGCGACTATCCGCGCCGCCCGAGGGATCAGGAGGCCGGGCCCCAGACGAGCAGGACGCACCCGAACGGCGGCCGCTCGTTCGGCTTGACCTCCAGCGCGTCGGGCGCGATGAAGCGCGGCCGGCCCGCGAGAAACTCGGTCCGGAGGCGCCCGCCGCGATCGCGCCATGGCTCGACGTGACGCTGCCACCAGCCCTGCTCGGTGCGGTTGGCCGGCAGGAGCATTGCGATCAGCTCGGCCTCGGTCTCGCGATGTGCCTTGATGACCCAGGGCTCGATCGAGCTGTACGGGGGGTTGCACCAAACGCGCTCGCCGGCCCAGGACTGCGCGAGGCCGTCCTCGACGGGCCCGTAGAACCGCTTGCACTTCGCGTTGTGCGGGAGCGCGCAGACGTCGATCGTGAACCCGAAGCGGAGGTCGAGGGGGCCGAAGGTCTCGGGCGTGGTCGCACGGTCGTCGACCTCGGGCCGGGCGCCGCGCGCGGTGAGCTGCTGCGGGTGGTTCTGGGCGCGGAAGCGAGCGAGCGTCATGCGCGGCGACTATCGGGCCGGGGCGGGAGGACGCTGGTGGGCAGGCTCGCGTTGCACGAGCGGCAGCCGATCCCCGGGCTGCCCTCCATCGCCCGGCGGTCGCGTTCGGGGACGAGCTCGAAGCCGCAGCGGCGGCAGTGGTCCGGCGGCTGCCCGTGCTTCCAGCCCATCAGGCGATCCGCTCCTGGCGGTCTTCCCACTCCGCGCCGGCGAAGAGGTCGGGCTGGGCGCTGTACTCCTCCCACGCGCGGCCGACCGCGCCGGACCCGGGGAATATGTCGTCCATCGTGTCGCCGCCGCGGGCGCCGAGGCAGTCGAAGAGCCAGTGGCAGAACGCGCGCGGCTTCATGCCGATGACGGCGCCCTTGGGGGCGCCGCCGGCCTTGAAGGTCCACTGTTCGGGGCTGAGTAGGAGCCAGTCGCGGACCATCGGGGCTCGGCGGGCGCGGCGGCGGCCGCCCCAGAGCAGGACGGGTTCCCAGCCGAAGTCGACGCTGACGCCGGGCTTCATCGGGGTCATGGGCTTGCACCAGGCGAGCACGCGGATCCCGGCCGGGCAGAGGGGTAGGACGTCGGGGAGCATGCGCGCGCCGGTGCAGAGGACCCAGCCGTGGGGGTAGTCGCGGGCGAGGCGGTCGACGAGCTCGCGGTGATCGACCTCGCCGCCGTAGTCCTCGTGGGCGCCGTAGTGCCGGCGGGCCTGGCCGGGGTAGGGCGGGTCGGCGAACGCGAACCGGAGTGGGCCGGCGTGCTCGGGCTGGCGGATGGCGGCCTCGGTGAGGCCGCGGTGCCGGCGCTGGCTGCGGGTGAGCTCGATCGGGGCGGGGTCGGTCATCGGGCCTCGTCGGGCTGGTAGGTGATGCGCTGGTAGGTGCAGACGCCGCCGCGGGCGGTGTAGTCGCGGACGTCGGCGACGCGGGTGACGCGGCCGGCGCGGCGGCCGTCGATGTGGAGGACGTCGCCTTCTGGTTCGGCGCGGATGGCGAGGCCGAGGCGGGGGAGCCGGTCGGGGTCGACCTCGAGGTCGCCTTCGACGTGGGCGAGGGTCATGCGAGGGCCTCGTCGATCGCGTCGCGGAGCTGGGTCAGCTCGTCGGCGTAGAGCCGGAGCGGCCGGTCGACCTTGACCTCGAGGACGGCGGGCGGGTAGAAGCCGAGGCCGGCGCTCTCGTCGCGCTCGGGCGGTCGGAGGATGAGGTCGCCCTCCTGGAGGGCGTGCGTCCTGTTCAGCACCCGAGCGCCTCCCCGAGCGCGTCGTAGTCGCGGGTGAGGCCGACGTCGGCGACGCTCACGGGCTCCGGCGGGCTGAAGTCGTGGTCCATGCGGAGGAGGTCGATGTGGGCGTCGTCGAGGGTGAGCCGGCAGATGGCGCGGCTGTCGACGGGGGTGGCGGGGCTGAGGGTGACGCCGGGGGCGACGTCGACCGTGCGGAACAGGGCGGCGTAGTGCATGGGTTTCCTCTCCGGGTGGGTCCGGGCCCGCGGGGGCGGGGCTTGACGGTGTGAAGGCTACGCGGCCTCGCGGACGGTCTCGGCGGTGGCCTGCATCTGCGCGAGCACGACGGCGGCGCGGTGAGCGTGCACGAACGCCCACGCGGCGGCCTCGCTCTCGAAGTGGTGGTGCCGGAACCCGGCGGGGGTGCGTTCGACGGCGGTCCAGTCGCAGGTGCCGTTGCCGCGGTGCGGGCGCTGCCGGTTCTCGAACGGGTCGCCGATCATGCGCAGGAGCCGTCGCAGTAGACGGTCTGGCCCATCGGGTCGTGCGGCCCGGCCGGGTGGCCCTCGCACTCGGCGGGCGTGAGCCGGGCGACCTCCTCGTCGGTGATCTCCTGCTCGCGATCGGCCTGCTCCTCCGCGTTGGCGGCGTTGAGGTAGGCGCTGTCGGTGGCGAGGCGGCGCATGACGGCGCGGTCGACGGCCTTCTCGATCTGCGCCTCGGTGAGGGTGCTGGTCATGCCCGAACCGTAACGCCTAGGGTTGACGGTGTCAAGGGTCTACCGGGGGGAGTCGTCATAACGCATGTTCTCGCGCGTGACGCTCGCGCACCCGGCGCGCCTCCGCGCGCTCCAGGAGGTCGATCCGCTGCCGGCGCACCTCGAGCAGCTCGTCCTTCTCGTGGATCTCCTCGTGCAGCTGGTCGATCTCCCGCTTGCGCGCGTTCAGGAGCCGGGTCATGCGGGCGGCGAGGATCGCTAGCACGAGGACCTCGGTCGCGTTGAGCAGGGCGTTGAACTCCGGCCAGGTCATGCGGCGAGCCTACGCGCCTGCACGCCGTCAAGTGTGACGGGACTGTCACGACACGAACCGGCCGGGCTGTACGGCGTCTAGTCTGCGCGTCGCCGCCTCATACACCGCGGCCCTCCTCCACCGTCGAGCGCCCCCTCCCTGCAGGGCGCTCGGCACCGCCCCCGCGTCGTGCGTCCCAGAAGGGCTCCTGGCCTCAGATGGGCAGCGGCGCGGGGGAGATTCACGCCGGGGGACCAACGCACGGCCATCTACCCGCGACCCACGGGGTAGGTGAGTGGCCACCCGAGTCACGGGAGCCAGCACACGCCGCGGGGCCGTGACCCGCGTGCTGGCTCCCCCACTCCGCTCGAGCTTTCCTGGACAGATGCGCTCGAACGGGAGCAGGTCAAGCGCCGTGCCCGTCCCGGACTGCGTCCCCGGGGCGGGCGCGCGGCCTTCTACGGGGCGGGCCTGCGGGTTTCTACCGTCCCGGCCGGCCTCCGGATGGTCGATGCTCCCCGCATGACCCACCGCCTGCGGGGCTGGAAGCACTAGACTACGGACCGGGTATTGGACCGTCGACGTTATGCCGTCGACGGTCTAGCCCGAACTAGAACCGCCGGGCCCGGACCCCTCCGTGCACCGTGGACGGCACGGAGGGGCCCTCGGCGGCCGGCGCGTTCGCCCTGCCGAGGACCGGGATCGCCGGCAGCGCGAGCGCGGCGTACGCGAAGACGTCGACCTGGTCGTCGTGCGACCCGTTCGGGAACGCGAGCAGCTCCCGCTCGTACTTCGCGAGCCACGGCGCGGCGAGCGGGTGAAAGACCGTGTGCGCTTCGTAGCGGGGGACGGCGCCCATCGCCCTGGTGACCTTGTCCGTGTCGGCCTTCAAGGGCCGGATGGCGTGTCCGGCGCGGGTGAGGCCCTGCACGACGGCTTGGCCGGCGGCCTTCTCCTCGATGCGGACGTCTGAGACCTGCCAGGCGGCTTTGGTGCGCAGGATGAACGCGCGGAGCTCGGGGTCCTCGAAGTGGTGGCGTTCGACGTCGAGGAGGACCAGGTCGCGGTCGGGGGTGACCGCCCAGTGCGCCATCACCGAGTAGTCGGCGGTCTCCTTCTCGCTCGTGGCCGTGTCGACCGTGGCGAACCGGTAGAGCCACGCCCAGCCGACCCTTTTGACGACGCCGGCGGCGTGGTCGTCGAGGAGGAGGACGTCGCCGCGGCCTTCCCCGTGCTCGTCGAGGCGGTAGTAGCGGAAGTCGGCGCGCTTGAAGATGCCGCCCTCGTCGGGGGTCGGGGTCTGCTGGAACTGGGCGCTGAAGCCGTAGCGGCCGATCGCGCGGCGTAGGAGCTCGAGCTGCGCGGTGGGGTACATCTGCGGCCAGAGCGCCTCCCCGGGCTGGCGGCCGAGCTCGTCGGGCATGCCGTAGCCGTCGTCCTCCCCCGCGATGCCGGGGAGGCAGAGGACGTCCCATTCCTCCCCGTCCACGCCCTCGCGCGTCTGGCCCTCGGGGAGCTTGCGGCCCTGCTCGTCACGGGATGGGTCGTTCGCGAGGAGCTGGCCGCTCAGGTCGAGCTCGTGCCAGCGGGTCTGCAGGACGATCGCGCCGGCGCCGGGCATCATGCGGGTTCGGGCGGTCTCGCGCCACCAGGTCGCGGTCTTCTCCTGCATCACCTCCGAGCGGGCTTCCTCGGCGTTCTTGACGGGGTCGTCGACGACGAGCAGGTGCGCGCCGTACCCGGTGATCGTGCCCCCGACACCGGTGGAGAGCATGCCGCCGCGGCGGCCGTCGATGTTCCAGTCGTCCGCCTTGCTCGACCTGGGGTCGATGTGCACCTGGAAGAGGGCGGGGCCGACCTCCTCGAGCACGTCCCGGGCCTTGCGGCCCCAGGTGCCGGCGAACGTGGTGCCGTAGCCGGCGAGGATCACGCGCAGGTCCGGGTTCGTGCCCAGGAACCAGGCCGGGGTGTAGCGCGAGATGAGCTCGCTCTTGCCGTGCCGCGGCGGCATGAAGACCATCAGGCGGGGGCCCTGCGCGTCCGGGGGCAGGATGCCCTGCGCGATCGCGTGCTGGACGCGCTGGACCTCGGCGACCAGGCGCACGATCCGCTCGGCGATCAGGAGGAGGTGCGGGGCGGGGTGCCAGAGGGAGGCGGGGTTGGGCTCCTCCCCGAGCTGCCCCGAGTGGACGTACGCGAACCCGGCCGGCGTGCTCGCGGCCAGGCTACGGGCGAGGGTCTCGTTCTCCGGGGTCCAGAGCCGGGCGGCGGCGCTGCTCCTCAGCGGCCCGGAGGAACTCGTGCGCCTTGGCGGCGAGGGCGGGGTCGAGACCATCACCGGCGACTATCTGCACCGGCGCCCCCGTTTCAGAACCCGAGAGCTCCACCTGCGCCCGCGGCCCGTACACCTGCGGGAGCCGGCGCTCGAGGAACCAGGCGGCGGCGCGCCAGTCTCCCTGCACCCGCTCCTCCCGGCGCTCCACCGTCGTGCGCGACTTCCCCCCCGGCATCGGCTCGGTCTTCGTCACGTCCCGGGTGCGGGTGTGCGGCCCCATCGCCGCCCTGATCACCGCCAAAGCCTGCACCTCGGCGGCAGCCGTCGCGCGCGCGCAAGCCTCCATGAAGTCCACGTACGGCGCCTCACGCGGGAGCGGGTCTATGGCGGCGGTGAGCTGGGCGATGCGCTTCGCTGACTTGCCTTTGTAGGCGTCGCGGGCGGTTTCGGCGTCGGCGATGCGGGCTTTCTCGGCTTTGCCGCGTTCGAGCCAGAGGTAGAAGGTGCTCTCGCCGATGCCGGCGGCTTGGCAGGCTTCGCGGGCGTAGGCGCCGGCTTCGATGGCGGTGGTGATGCGTTGCGCGACGTTGGGGGTGAGTTTGGTCTGGCGGCCCATCAGGAGCGACTATCCCCGCGGGCTAGGTGAGGCCGAGGTCGATGGCGGCTTCGCCGAGGGCTTTGCGGACGCTGGCGTCGGGGTGCTGCTCGAAGGTCTGGAGGCAGATGACGGCGGCCTGTTCGATGGTCTCGCCCTTGACGAGGATGCCGCCTTCCGTGGGTTTGGGGCGGGGGGTGCCGAACTTGCCGAGGCGGCGTTTGTCGGGGTCGGGGGTGTGGTAGCGGCCGTGGGCGGGGATGCGGATGGCGGCGCTGGTGTAGCCGCCGGTGAGGACGGGCGGGTCGGGCGGGGTGCGTCGGAGGGCGGGGGTGACGTCGAGTTCGGGGAGGTAGCCGACGCGGTTGAGGGCGTCGTAGAGGGCTGAGTAGTGGGCGAGGCCGGGCGGGTGCGGGGCGGTGGCGATCACTTCTTTCGGCCTCCGGGGTTCGTGGCGTTGAAGATCACGACGGCGGTGTGCGGGTCGTAGGGGCCGCTCTTGCTGTAGGCGACGTGCGCGACGATGCGGTCGTCGCGGGCGATCTCGGCCTCGAGGAGGGCCTCGAAGCGTTGGGGGTCCATCGCCTCGACGACCTTGACCTGGGTGCGCTCGTTGGTCATCGGCATCAGCGGGGTCCGATCGGTTCGGTGATGGTCATGTGGCAGCTGGCGCAGAGGCTCCAGGGGGCGACGTGGGCGCCTTGGGCGGGGTCATCCTGGACGTGGGCGACGGTGCCGTCGCCGGTGGCGTCGAGACAGCATGTGCTGATGCGGCCGTCGACGAGGACGTTCCCCCAGCCTCGTCGGAGCCATTCGCAGGGGTCGGACGGGGCGCTGACGTGCCAGTCGACCTGGCCGGCCCAGTCGAACGAGCTGACGGAGGCGCCGGCGTTGTGGCTTTGCAGGATCCCGTGCCGTTTGGCGCGTTCGATCGCGGGGCCGGCCTTCTCGGGGCGGTGGAGGCTCACGAACACCTTGACGTTGCAGCGGGCGAGCCACTCGCAGGCGGCGTCGTCGAGGAGCAGCCCGTTCGTGCTGAAGTTGAGGTAGGCGTGCGGGAGCGCGGACCGGGCGAGCGCGATCATCTCCTGCCATTGGGGGTGCAGGAGGGTCTCGCCGATCCCGGTGATGGAGAGCTCGCCTTGGGTGCCGTCCCGGTCCAGGAACGCGGCCCACTCCAGCGCCCGCTCGAACACGTCGAGGGTCATGTGCGTCTTGGGCTGGCCGCGGTGCTTCTCGAGCTTCGGGCTCGGGCAGTAGACGCACCGGAGGTTGCAGTGCGTGCTCACCTCGATTTGGTGGATGCTCGTGATCCGGCGGGGGTAGGCGTCGGCGATGCATTGGGCGTTGGCGCGGCCTTCGGGTGTGAGCATGCTGTCGGTCATCGGTCCCCCGGGAACTTGGTCTTCCACCATGCCTCGAGCACGATCCCGCAGGCGAGGACGCCTAGGACGATCAGTCCTCCGGTCATCGCTCGGCTCCGATGAAGCGGCGTGCGCGCGGCGGGAAGCCGTACTGGATCTCGAGGTAGTGGCCGCGGCCGCGGAGCACGGTCCAGGCGACGTCGAGGCGCTCCCGGTAGATGAGGGCGAGGGCGCGGAGCGCGATCAGGCGCGGCCGGTTCATCGGGGCCTCCGGCGCATATCGTGGTGGCGGGCGGGCGCGGTCGGGCGGGGCTGGGGCTGCGGGGGGATCTCGAGGACGCGGTGGGCGACCGGGTCGAGGTCCATCTCGATCACGGGCCCGCCGAAGTAGCCGGGGACGCGGAGGTTGGCGAACTTGAGGTCGACGGGCATGCGCTCGCCGCCGGGCAGGATCGCGGTCAGCTCGCCCTCGAAGTCGACCACGGTGCCGTGGATCTGTATGTGCGAGCGGAGCGCGCCGTGCGGCTGCGGCCGGCGGCGGATCGGGCCCTCGGGCGCGGTCGCGGTCATCGGCGTGGGCTCAGTCGTCATCGGGGGTGTCCTCTCGTCGCCTCGGGTGGTGGGCCAGGAAGCGCGCGAACGCGCCCGTCAGGAAGAGCGGCACCTCGCCCGTGTTCTCGATCCACCAGGAGATGTGCACCTGCTGGCCGGGCTGCAGGAGCCGCGGCTGCACCGTGCTCGATTGCAGCTCGGCGGCGTGCGTGAAGATCGGGAACTCGTCGAGGTGCATCAGAGCTCGAGCGGCTCCTGGCCGGGGAGCCGCTGGTCCGGGCTCTCCGCGGGGACGGTCTTGTGCCCGAGCCGGGCGGCGATCCGGTCCCAGTCCGAGGGGCGCCAGAGGTGAACCTCCTGGCCGCACGCCTCGAGCTCGGCGAGGAGCCGGGTCTGTTCGGGGTCCACGCGGCCCTTCTCGGCCTTGAGCTCGGCGAAGAGCATCTGGCCGGTGCGGACGTGCCAGAGCGTGACGTCGGGCCAGCCCTTCGTCACGGTCTGCTTGACGTAGACGACGCGGCCGCCGCGCATGCGGGGGACGGGCCGGTTGTCGGGGGCGTGGAAGTGCCGCCAGCCGTGGTGGGCGGCGTACTGGAGGACGCGGGTCTGGAACTCGCTCTCGGGCCGCTCGCGGCGGCGGGTGGGCTTCCCGGCCGTCATCGCCAGGACCCGTCCCCGGGCGGGGCGAATCCGCCGGGGCGCGGGTCGGCCCAGGCGGCGCGGTCCTCGAGCTGGCGGACCTTGCTCGCGTAGCCCTGCGCGCTGACCTGCCAGGCGATCGCGGTCTTCTCGGCTTCGGCGGCGCGGCGCTCGGCGCGGAGGAGCCGGCGGGCTACGACCGTCGCGCAGCCCCACGCGACCGCGAGCTGCCAGCCGGTCTCGGGGATCGTCACCACGGAGAGGACCGCGCAGACCGCGAAGAGGTGCCAGGTCTCGACGCGCATGATCGCGCGGTGCGTCCCCGCCAGCGCCCGCCAGGCGAGCAGGCCGGCCCAGGCGGCGCAGGCGATGATCTGCCGGACGGGGGTGCGGAGGGTCAGGCGGGCCATGGTCAGGCCTCCTCTCGGGTTGCGGTGCCGCCGGTGAGTTGCTCCCAGCGGTTCACGATCACGTCGCAGTAGGCGGGGTCGATCTCCAGGCCGCGGCAGACGCTGCCGGTCTTCGTCGCGGCGAGCAGCGTGGAGCCGCTGCCGAGGAAGGGGTCGGCGACTACGCACCCGGCGGGGGCGTGGCGCTCGAGGAGGTCGACGAGGAGCGGGACGGGCTTCTGGGTCGGGTGCTGCCGGCCGCGCGCGTCCTCGCCGAACATGCCGAAGTGCAGGTGCCGGAGCAGGTCGCGCTTGTGCGGGACGCGGCTCCAGATGAGCTCGAAGCCGGACCCGAAGCCGCGGTCGGCTGACTCGGTGAGGCGCTTGTCCCAGACGAGCCAGGAGCCGGCGCGGGGGTCGGGGTCGAGGCTGGGGCGGTAGTAGTCGGCGCCGAACCAGAGCTGCTCGCAGTCGCCGAAGTAGGCGACGTGGAAGGCGGCGTCGAAAGGCTGGTCGTCGCCGTGCACGGGCCGGTGGACGGCGCCCGGGGCGAGGGCCTGGCCGTTGCCCCAGCCGGACCGGTCGGTGTCGAGGTCCATGCCGTAGGGCGGGTCGGTGAGCACGATCCCGACGTCGACGCCGGCGAACGCCCGGTCGAGCTGCAGCACGTCCGAGGAGTCGCCGCAGACGACCAGGTGCTCCCCGAGGCGGATCAGGTCCCCGGGCCGGGTGACGGGGTCGTCGGGGATCTCGGCGGCGGCGTCCGCGGCGCCGGGGTCTCCCCCGTCCCCCAGGGCGTCGCCGGCGTTGGTGCCCTCGATCAGGGCGGCGAGGTGGTCCTGGCTGAACCCGAGCGTGTCCAGGGCGGCGCCGGCCTCGGCGGCGGCGTTGAGGAACACGGTCAGCGCCTCGTTCTCCCACTCGCCGAACGGCTGGTTGTCGCGGACTGCCCACTCGTACGCCTGGGCGTCGGTGAGGCTGACGGTGAAGGTGGGGATGGTCTCCCAGGCGAGGTCGTCGCGGGCGACGGTCACGCGCTGGTTGCCGGCGATGATGTAGCCGGTCTCCTCGTGCAGGATGACCGGGCGGGCCCAGAGCATGCCGGGGTCGCGGGAGAGCGCGCGCTGGAGCTGCTCGCGCTGCGCCTGGGTGATGAAGCGCGGGTTCGCGGGGTGCGGGGTGAGCTCGCCGATCGGCCGGAGCTCGGGCACGATCCGCGACGCGGCGAAGTCCGGGGTGCTCATCGGTCCACCCAGGGGACGCCCATCATGTCGAGCGCGTTCGCGCCGCCCTCGCCGACCTGCCGGCGAAGCTGCGCGTGGAAGTCGGGGTCGATCATGCCGCAATCCAGACCGTCGCGAGGATCAGGCACCCGTAGAAGGCGACGTCGTCGCGGTCCCGCAGGTGGTAGGCCGCGGCGCAGAGCCAGAAGATGGCGAGGATGGTCTCCATCAGGCGATCTCGAACGCGGTGGGCGTGGAGGCGCGCAGGACGTCGATCGCTCGCCGGAGGGCGGCCGGGCTGGCGCCGGTGCGGGCCTGGATCTCGGAGCGTTTGAAGCCCATCGCGGCGAGGACGGCGACCTGGCAGCACAGGTCGATCTGCGGCCGGTAGTGGGCGCCGACCGCGGCGCGGAGCTCGCGCAGGAACCGGCTCTCGACGCCGGCGCGGGCTGGCGGGTCAGCCTGCGGTGCTTGGGGTGCGGACGGGGACGAACTCATGCGGCCTCCGGGCGTTGTGCAGGGCGTTGTCGAGCCCAGTGCCCATCACGCGGCGCATCCCGCTCTGCTGCATCGCCCGCTCCGCGATCCCGTCGAGGCTGACCGGCGCCTGGTCATAGATCCAGGAGCGCCGGCCAGACTCGGGGTCGGTCACGTAGCGATGCTCGGGATGGAGCCGGTGCCATGCGTCCCCGAGCTTGCGGGGGAGGTACATGGCGGCGTACCCGCTGAATCTGCCGTCCTGCTGGTAGCCCTCGCGGCGCGGCTCGAACTTGCGGTCGAGCTCGCACATGATCGCGAGGCCCTCGAGCTTGAGCTCTTCGAACTCGCCTTCCTCCAGACCGGGGAGGGCGCGTTGGATGGTGGCGGCGACGAAGTTCTCGACGTCGTCGACGTCACGGAGGGCGAAGGGGCTGGCCAGCATTCCTCGGGCGGCAGGGGCGGGGTGGGTGCCGGGGCTCCCCTGCTGGCCGACAGGGCTGCCCGGGCGGGGCGGTGGGTCACCCTGACTTGTACTGGCCGCGGCGGCGTCCGTGGGGTGTTTGGACACATGGCCGATATCGCTCCGAAATCGCGACCGTTCCAGGCATCCCCGGTTTGGGGTAGGCCGCTGGTGGTGCGTGCACCACCACGGATCACGCGGCCTCCCTGAGCGCCAGGCCGAGCACGCGGCGGGCGAGCCGGTGATGGTGCTCGCTGCCGCCGGTGAACGCGGCCTCCCCGGACTGGACGTCGAAGCCGGCCAGCTGCAGGCGGATGCCCCAGTCGTGCCAGGCGCTCTCCCCCATCGCCGCGGCGACCGCGGGACGTGACTGCTCCCAGGCGGCGGCCTCGGCGGCCGTGGGGGGCCGGAGGGTCGCGGCGGTGAGGGCGGCCTGGTCGCGTTGGCGGCGCGACCCGGCCCGTGCCCGACCGGCCCGCTCGGAGAGGGAGGCGGGTCCGGCTCCCCCCGCTTGCGGGGGGCTGGGGGGGTTCTTTCCCTCCCTCCCTACTTCCTTCACCCCATTAACACGCGAGGGATTCTGTCCCCCCGCGGGGAGAGTAAAGGGGACAGTTTCGGGGACAGTTTCCGCCCGCCGTTTCTCTACCCACGCGGGGACAGTTTCGGCCATCAGGGGACGGGCGCCCTCCGGCGGCGTCACCCGCCGCCGGCGCACCCGCGGCCCCCCCGCGGTCAGGTCAGGCAGCCGGTAGACGGTCGGCTTGCCGCGCCCGCCGCCCTTGCGCTCCACCTCGAGCTCCCCGGCCGCGACGAGGTCCCGGACGTAGCCGGGGAACTTCGACGCGGTCACGTTGGCCTCGAGCGCGAGCTGCGCCTGGGGGACGGCGACGAGCCGGTCGGGGTCCTCGTGGTGGGCGTGGTAGGCGATCGCGAGCAGCACGCACCGGGCGCGCCCCTCGCTGCGGCTATACGCGAGCACCTCCGCGACCGCTTGAACGCTCACCCGGAGCCCTCCGTTACGCTTTGGGACGGTTTCACGCCCCGCACCGCGGCCAGCATCAACAAGGCCCCGCTCACGCACGCACCGACCAGCGCGTCGCGCTCCTCCTCCGAGAGCGCCTTCGCGTCCGGGTCCGCGATGGTCTCCCCGTCCCCCATGAGCAGGTCGCACACGTCGTAGAGGTCCTCCGCGGCCGGCCCGTCCAGGCCGATCAGGAGCAGGGAGAGCGCGGCGAACTCGTCGCCCTCCCCCTCCTCGAGCTGGTCCCGGTAGCCGGGCGCGAGCGCCTGGATGCGGGCGGCGAGCGCGGTCGCCCCGTCGAAGAGCTCCTCCCGGGTCATCGGGTCGCCCCGACCATCGGCAGGGCGAGCACGGTGACGGCGGCGAGCCGGAACCGGTTGACGCTGCGGTCGAGCTTCAGGAGGACGCACACGCGGTCGTCGTCCAGGAGCAGGAAGATGCCCGCGGCCCTCGCTGACGGGCCCAGCCACCGGGGCGGGGTCATGGTCACATGCGCGCTGCGCGCCGCGCAGAGGGCCCGCAGCGCGGCCTCTGCGCGATGGTCGGGGACGCCGCGCCGCTCGGCGAACCGGGCGAGCTCGTGGCGGGTGAAAGCGATCGGCCACCGGCCCACGGTGGCCTCTAGGACGGCGCTCATCGCACGCCTCACGCCGCCGCCTGGGCCTCGGGCTCGGCGGCCGGCGGCGGCTGGAGCCGTTCCGCGGCCTGCGGGTACAGGCCGCAGTAGGTGTCCACGATCGCCGACACCGCCGCCGCCGTCCCGAGGCTGGGCCGCTTCGTGCCGGTGACGGCGCACAGCGCCTTCCACAGCGCCTTCATCGCGTCGACCTTCTCCGCGTCGTTCTCGGCGCCGACGAGGACCGCGAGCTTGCGCGCGAGGTCGCGCTGGGCGCCCTCCCCCATCGGCTCGGCCTGCTCGAGCGCGGCGATCTGCCAGTCGTTGAGCTGGATGCCCTGCTCGCTCTCGGGGATCTCCTCCGCGGGCGTCGGGTTGTACCCGGCGAGGTGCACCACCCAGCCGATCGCGCGCCGGTACGCGCGGCTCTCGGCGCGGGTCTCGGCCATGCTGCGGACGGCGTAGTCGTCGCGGTTGGCCCACGTCTTCTCCGTCCGGGAGCACATCGCTTCGGCGCGGCCGACGACGACCCCGGCGGGGGTGCGGACCTCGACGCACGCCTCCCAGTCGTACCCGTCGAACTCCGCGGTCGAGCCCTGCTTGGTGATGCGGACGCTGCGGCGCAGCGGCTCCCCGCTCGCGGGATCCCGGACGATCCGGGTCCAGACGGTCTCCGCGTGGAGCGCCTGCCCGCCCAGCGCGCCGAGCATCGTCCCGGCGGCCTGCCAGCCGCCGACCTCGACGTGCTTGCGGTTGCCGCCCAGGTTCTTCGCGAGCCCGGCCTGCTCGATCAGGTTCGCGAGCGGACGCGCGATCTGATGCGCCTTCGCGAGGATCTCCTCGGGCTGCTCGGCGCGGATGACAGCGCCGGCGGCCCCGTCGACCACGGCGAGCGCGGTGCTGGCCGCGGGGGCCTGGGGCTCCTCGACGACGGTCCCTTCGATGACCGGGCCGGGCGCGTCGGCGGTCGGACGGTCGTCCGTTTCGCCCTGGGCGGGGTTGTTCGGCGCCTCGGGGTGTGTCACGCTTCCACTGTCCATGAGCTTTCCTCCTCGTGGGCACGTCGGTCGGGCGGTGGGTCGCGCGGCCGACACTCTTCATTTCGTTGGGCTGGGCGTGGCGTCAGGGGTGGCGCCGCGCCCGGTCAGCGACCTACGCCGCCGCGGAGGCGGGCTCTGCGGCGTCCTGCTCCCAGTAGGCGAGCACCTTCTCGGCGCGCTCGAGCACAGCGGAGCGGGCCGGGCGCAGCCCGGCCTCGAGGTTCTGCAGCTGGGTCACGCTGCACTTGGCGGCGATCGCGAGCTGCACGCGGGTCACGCCGAGCGCCTCGCGACGCTCCCGGAGCCCGGCGGCGGTGGTGGTGGCGTTCATGGGCGGGAACCTACTCGGGCCCCCGGCGGAATCGCCACCACTTGACACCGTACCGTCACACACGCCCCGCGGCGGGGCCGCGGGCTACCGGCGGAAGAGGCCGACCAGGGCGGTGCCGAGGACCACGATCGCGCCCGCGACGATCTCGGTCATCTCCACGCCCGCCTCGCCGGCGACCCAGAGGAGGACGACGGTCGCGGCGCCGCCGACCGTCACGGTCGACACGCTCGTTTGGTTGCTGGGGTTCATGCTGTCACCCGCAGGTAGTCGCGGACCAGGCTCTTGGCCCGGACCTTGATGTAGACGCCGTCGCCGCCGGTCGAGGAGTCGCTGCGGGCGCCGGAGGCGCCCGTGTTGCCCTCGATCGTGGTGATCGTGCCGTCCCCGTTGTCCTTCACGAACAGGCCGGTGTGGTCGAAGGTGAAGCGGACCATGTCCCCCGGCCGCGGCTGGCTGGTCGGGTCCACGCCGGCGACGTCCATGTAGCGGACCGCGCGCGTGTAGCCGCGCCGGACGATCGTCGACCCGGCATGCCCGTAGCACCAGATGTTGAAGTCCACGCACCACGGTTCGGGGACCACCCCGCCCGCGTAGCGGATGATCTCCTCGACCTTCGCTCCCCGGTTGTTGCTGCCGTGCTCCATGACGCCGACCAGGCGGCCGGCCTCCACGAGCGCGCGGGCGGCGAGGCCCTGGGTCTTGCGCGCGGCCTCGAGCTCGGCGTTGAGGGCCTTGAGCGCGGTCTCCGCGGCGCGGAGCTTGCGGTTCCAGAGGCGCGCCTTCTTGCGGCGCAGATGGCGGCGGCCGCGCCACTTCTCACGGGCGGCCTTGATGACGTCTATCGAGCGGGGCACGCCGCGACTATCCGGCGTGTTTCAGAAGGCGCCGAACACCGCGGCCAGACCCGCGGTCAGGAACGCGCCCGCCGCCGCCGACGCCGTCCCGATCAGGAACGGCGCCCGCCACGCCTTCGCCTCCGTGAGCCCCTCCATCCGGCCCTCGAGCCGCTCCCGGAACGCTTCCAGCCGCGTCACGCGACCGTTGGTCTTGACCGCCTGGGCGTGGATCTCGTCGAGCTTTCGGTCCTGCGCGTCCATGCGCGCGAGCACGAGCTCGACAACGTCGGGGCTGCTCATACGCCCGCGACTATCCCGACGCGGTCGCCGCCGCTACCCGCGCCTGCAGGGTCTCGATCAGGTCCGCGCCGGAGTCGAACTCGACCGTCGTGCGCGGCTCCCCCTTCTCCACCCGGACCGACAGGCGCTTGACCCGGAACGCGTCCAGCCGGCCCGTGCCGTCCTCGAGCAGCGACCCCGACGTCGGGATCCCGGCGATCTGCAGCCGGTCCCGGCCCGGCCGCAGCCGGTGCGCCGGCAGCGGCCCCCCGGCCGTCGTCTGGATCATCGCCGGCAGCCGGCACGAACCGGCCATGCGGGTCTGCAGCTGCGACGCGGCCAGGGTCATGGTGCCCAGCGCGGTCGCGTAGTCCGCGCTCCCCGCCCCGGCGTCGATCACGAGCTGCTGATCCAGGCCCGCCGGGAGCCGCGGGTGCGTCTTGGCGACCTCGACCTGGCCGGGGCTGCCGGCGGCGTCGGTGTAGTTGACGATCGCCTCGTCGAACATCGCGGAGAGCTTCTCGGTCAGGTCGAGCTCCTGCACCTGGTCGTAGCGGACCATCGCGGTTGCCTCCGTGGGCGGCGGCGCGAACACGAACCGGGGTGTGTCCTCCAGCGCCCCGCCCGGCCACACGCCCCAGTGCCAGCCGCCGAGCAGCACCGCCAGGTCGTCGATGACCTGCTCCGGGTTGACCACGTCCCGGTAGACGAGGTGCGGCAGGGTCAGCCCGTTCTCGGCGATCTCGAGCTGGAACCCGGCGCGGCTGCGGATCGCGGCGTGCCGGGCGACGTCGGTCGCGTAGACGCCCTCGCTCGCGGCGGTCGAGCCGCGCAGCGTGAGGCCGTGATCGCCGATCACGCGCAGGTTTCCCCACTCGATCCAGTAGCGCATGCTCGCCTGGCCCCCCGTGACCGGATACTGCAGATAGCACATCGCGAACCGCTTGGGGCCCGCCCCGTCGCTCGTCAGGGTCCCCGACCCCGACGCGGCGGTCGTGAGGTCGGCGCCGGCCTGGCGGGCCCCGCCGGTGTCCCCGTCGAGCTCCCAGAGCTCGAGCGCGCCCACGAGGTTGCCCGCGAGGAGGTTGCTGGAAATCGCGAAGTCGCTGCGGACCTCACTTATCGCGTTCCCAGGCCCGGCGTCGTACCATGCCTCGGAAGCGATGTTCGTCGACCACGCGCCGACGATCGCCGTGTGCAGCTCCGGGCTGCCGGTGCTGTCGGCGATCACGGCCGGCGCCTCGCCGACGAGCAGCGATCCGGCGAGAAGCGCGGCGCGGCGGGTGCCGCTCGGACCGCGCCAGGCGGACAGTGCCCGGTCGATGTAGACCATCGAGTACGGGTTGCGCTTGAAGGCGACCGCCCGGCCGACCGCGGTGACGTTCGCCGAGGCGCGGGCGCCCTCGTGGCGCTGGCCGGGCTCCTCCACCTCCCCGTCCCAGATGGGCTCGACCCCGTCGAACACGGTCACGCGCGCGCCGGGCCGGGGGGCGGGGCCCGCCTGGATCTGCGCGGTCAGGGTCTCCGGCCCGCCCGGGTCGTTGCTGGTGAACTCGAAGGTCGAGAGCCGGCCCGCGACCCCGTCGATGACGCACTGGAGCGGCATCAGGCGCGGTGGTAAAGGAACCGCTCGGTCACACGCACGTCGACGCCGATCACGCCGTCCGTGGAGCCGCCGTCGAGGGGCAAGTGCAGCGCGACCACGCGCTCGGGCTGTGAGGCGTGCGGCTTCGCGAGCGGGACTCGGCCCGCGGTCTTGCTGTCCAGCCGACCGGTGAACGCGGACGCCGACGTCTTGCGGACCACGGCACCCGAGCCCACATACTCGACCTGGTCGGCGGGGTTGATCGCGACACTGGGCAGGTACTCCACATCGATCGCCCGGAACGCGACCTCTACGGCGCCGGACGTATATGCGCCGTAGGCAGCCTGGCCGGCGAACGCGGCGTCAGCGGCGCTCGCCCCGATGGATGCGAACAGCGTCCCGCGGAAGAACACGGCGGCGCTCAGGACGGGCCCTTGCGCCCGGAAGCGCAGGTCGCCGTCCGTTATCCCCGAGGCGTTGCGGCTGGCGATAATCGACGCGGAGAAGCCCGGGGCGCCGACCCCGCCGTAGAGCAGGTTGAGCACCGGGAGGGTGCCCACGTACCCCAGGCGGGCGAAGAAGCCGACGCCCCCGCCGACCTTCCCGAGAGCCACCCCGGCGGTCGCGCCGGGTGTGAGACCGACCGCCCCGCCGGCGCTCTCGATGTTCAGGTCCGCGGTGGACGGGTGGCCGAGCTGGGCGGCGCCGACGAACAGGGCGCTGGAGGCGGGCGCCCCCCAATACAGGCTCCCGGTGATCGCCAACGGCAGCCGGGTCGCGACGGCGACGCTCGGGACCGTCCACGCGCTGCCGTAGTCGTCGATCCCGCCGAACAACTGCTCGTCACGCCCGAGCGGTTTGCGGGGCGTGTCCACGGTGATCGCGAGCCGGTCCTCCGGGAACACGAGCAAGTGGCTGATCTCCGCGCGCTGCTCCTGGGTGAGGTATACGCTCACGGTCGGATTGCGGGTGCTGTCAACTGCGAGCACGCCCAGGTCGACGGTGCCCCACCCGGCCGCCTGGTAGACGGTGGCCGCGCGCGGCGCCTCGAGCGGCCGGCCCTCCTGATCGCGTGCGCGTACCTGCGTGAATCCCACTCCCCGGCGGGTCAGCGCGAAGAGCCGATTGCGGCCCTCATACGTGGAGGCCGGGGACAGGTGCACTACCCCGATCGCGGTCTCCCCCGTCGTCGTGGTCGCGGTGATCGCCTGCGACCCGGCCGCGCCGGACGCGCCGACCCGGGCGGCGTTGCCCTGCAGAGTGATGCTCGCGGCCGGCCAGGTGTGCAGGTAGCCGGTCGGCACCACGGCGACGCCGGTGATACGGCCGTCGCCGGGGATCTGAGAGCCGACCCGGACGGCGACGTCCAAGAGCGCGTCCCGGTCCCCGGCGACCGACGCGAGCGCGGCCTCCAGGGTGGGGCCAGTGCCGGCGGCGGTCGCGGCGATCCTCTGCGTGCCGGTCGAGCTGTACGGGGAGCACGTCACCCGGATCGTGCCGTTGACCCGCAGCGCCCCGGCCCGCCGGTAGTCGTAGTCGGGCTCGAAGCGGGCGAACAGGACGTTGAAGTAGCTGCTCACGGTCGCGCCGTCCTCGCGCCACTCGAGCACCTTCGCGACGGCGAGCCGCCGGTTGACGTCGGCCAGGAGCCCGTTTAGGCCGTCCTTGTCGTCGGTGAAGGTGGCCGTCTTGAGCGGGGTGAGCGTGACCGGCAGGATGAACTCGCGGTTCCCCGCGGCGAGGCTGATGAGAGGGTCGCCCTCGATCCCGCCGGTCTGCCCGAACTCGGCCTGGAGGATGTCGGGGTCTGACGGAGCGAGCCCCTCCCCCTGGTTGACGCGGGTGTAGGTCCAGAAGTCGAACCCGTCGACGCTGAAGATCGCGGCCACGCCGCGACTATCCGCCCCGCTAGATGCGGCCCGCCGCCGCCGCCATGTTTCCTTCTGGCGGGGCGCCGCCGGGCTGGCACCACGGATGCACGCCCCGCCATCGCACGCTCGAGCGGCCGGAGGCGTAGACGACCTCGTCGCGGGTCAGCATGCCCTCCGAGAGCATCACGCCGCGGTGGCCCCGGTGATAGTGGTCGTGGCCGACGATGTGCCCGGCCTCGTGCAGGATCGTGTCGCAGAACGGCGGCCACTCGGCGAGCTCGCGGCGGCGCTGGTTGAGCTCCACAGCGCAGTCGCCCTCCCAGGCGCGCCCGAGCGCGTCGGCGCGCAGCCGCCCCCATCGGACCGTGATGCCGTCCGGGCAGGTGTCCTGCAGGGCGGTGCCCCACATGCGCTCGGCGAGCCGTTCCGCCCGGTCGGCCCGGTCCGCGCTCGCGGGGGCGGCCAGGAGAAGGAGCGCGAGAAGGGCGAGCAAGAGGGGCATGCGACAACCGTAGCCCCCGCCGCTAGACGCTGTCAATCCCCCCTCGGGGTGAACTCGTGTCTTTAGCGGCGGCCGTTGGCGGCGGCGATCAGCGCCCGCGTGCGCTGCCCCGTCCGCTGGCTCACGACGTCGACCGGGCGGCCGTCCACCGTCGCCGACGCCCGGCCGTCCCGGTCCACGATCACCGTGACCTGCGGGGCCGCCACGCTCACCGGCGCGGGCCGGGCCTGGCCGGTCCCGTACGGGCCGTTCGGGTCCGGGGTGATGGTCTCCCCCGGGTGCACGACGGCGAGCTGCGTGTTGCCGACGACCCGGCCGCCGTGCGCGAACGTGCCCAGCGACCGCTGTCCGAGGATGCCGGCGAAGCTCGAGAGCGCCCCGAACTGCTGGCCGGCGAGCCGCTCCCCCGCGATCGTCTGCGCGCCGATCTCGGCCAGGATCCGGTCGCGTTCCTCGCCCATCGCGATCGCGGGGTCCTGCCCGCGGGCGTCCTGGAGGTCCCCGAGAATGTCGAGCCGTTCCATGCCGACCAGCTGCCCGCGCGCCCCGGCGAGGATCTGGCCGCTCAGGGTCTCCATGAGCGGCAGGACCTCGCCCTGGCCGCGCAGCCCGGCCCGGACCTCCGCGGCCCACCGGGCGAGCTCGCCCTCCCAGAAGCGGTGCGCGTAGGACTCGCCGCTGGAGTCAGTCAGGGGCGCCGGGCCGGCGGTCAGGCCGGGGGCGCCCTTGAGCGGCACGCCGCCGAGGTTGACGACGTTCTTCGCGGGGACCAGCGACCCGCGCGGCCGCTTCGCGCGCGCCTTCGCGGCGGCCTCCGCAGCCCGGGAGCGGTTACGGTTCTGGCGGCGGTTGAACCTGACCCGGGCCGGGAGCCCGGCGGCGGCCCGGCCGACGCGGCCGCCCCGCGCGTACCCCTGCCCGTTGGCGTCGACGATGTGCCCGTACCGGGCGATCATGTAGTTGATCGCGGCGACGAGGTTCGCGAGCGGATGCCGCTGACTGTTGGGCAGGCTCGGGTCCCGGTAGGCCTGGAAGGTGGAGCCGATGACCTGCGCGAGGCCGATGGACGGGTCGCCGTTGGCGGCGTTGACGTCCCAGTTGTTGACGGCGTTGGGGTCGCCGCCGGACTCCTGCATCACCCGCCGGAAGAGCGCGGCGGCATTCCCGGGCGTGTAGTGGCCGGTCATGCGGAGCGCCTGCTCGATCAGCGAGCGCAGGGCGGCGTCGCCCATCGCGGCGCCGCCCATCTGGCCGCCCCCGCCGCCGGCGCTCATGTTCGTGAACGCCTTGGCCAGGCTCGCGTTCGCCCCCGCGGCGACCGCGGCGACCGCGGCCTGCCCGGCCGCGCCCACGGCGCCGCCGGGCCCCGTCCACTTGGGGGCGGCGATCTGCTCGAGCGCGGCCATCGCCCCGCCGCCGCCGGCGCCGAGGTCAACGTGGAGGTGGTCGAAGTGGTCCGGCACCCGCCAGAGCGTGTGCCAGCCCTTCGCGCGGAGCATGGCGTTGAGGCGGTCCAGGGCGGCGGGCTCCCCGCCGGGGAACGTGTCGGCGTTGACGTCCAAGGCGCCGGCCTTGTAGTGCCAGCCGCCGGGGGCGTGCCCGCCGGTGACGCCGCCGAACGCGGGGTGCTCGCCGACCGCGTACCCCATGCTCTGAATCCACTTGCCGAGACCGACGATGCCGCCGCCCTGCATGCCCTTGCCGTGCCCGCCGCCGACCCAGTGCGGCTTGTTGACGCGCTGGAAGAGCCCGTCGAGGTCGGTCCCGAACGTGGTGGCCAGGGCGGCGTTGATCACGTCCTGCTGCGGGCCGTTGACGATCGCCTCGCCGAGCCCGACCCGGATGAGCTGGGTGTCCTGCCCGGCCTGCCCGGGCTTGCCGATGAACCCGCCGCCGGCCTTGCCCTGCACGTTGTTGCTCGCGACGTTGTCCGAGTCGGCGTTACGCTTCCCGGTGAGGGTGTCCCGCCCGTCGATGTAGCGGCTAGCCTGCTCCCCGGTGATCCCGTACATCGCGAGGTTCTTGCGCATCAGCCGCTCGATCTCGCGCATCCCCTCCTTCGTGGAGAGCGTGCCCTCGCGCATCGAACGCTTCACGTTGATGATCGCCGCGTCGAAGTTCTTGGACAGCGCGCTCTTGCCCTCCGAGCTGGAGGCGTCCATCTCCGTCTTGATCGCGCGCATGCTCAGCCGCACGTTCGTGCGCAGCTGCTCGACACTGTTGCTGACGCCCTTGCGCATCCGGTCGATCGTGCCGGCGACCTTGAGCGCCCCCTCCGTCGTGACCTTCGTGTCGATCTCGACGGCGACGTCCTGCATCGCGAGCTTCTGCAGCGCCTCGACGCGCTCGATCACCCGGGGGAGGTCCTGGGTCGCCGCCTGCCGGGCGTCGTCGGAGAGGTCGTCGAACGCCTTGTCGATCGGGACGTAGGCGCCCTTGAAGCCCTCGCCGGTGTCGCGGACCTGGTCGCCGAGCGCCTTCAGGCCGGTGACGTCACGGCGGCGGACGAGCCGGTCGAGTTGCTCGTTGTACTTCTCCAGCGCCTTGCTCTCCCGGCCCTCCTCGAGGGCGCGGACGCCGCTGTAGGCGGCGACCCCGGCCGCCCCGGCGGCCATCCCCCACGGGCCGCCGAGCACGCCCAGGCCGGCGCCGATCGCGCCGCGGGCGCCCGCCTTGGCCACCGCCCCGCCGACCGCCCCCCCGGCAGCACCGCCCGCGCCGGGGGTCCAGACCATCGCGCCGCCCTTCCCGCGCGTCCACGAGCCCGCCGCCGCCCCCGCCGCCGCGCCCAGCACGCTTCCGGCCCCGGCCGCGGCGCCCACCCCGCCCGCGACCGTGCCCGCGGTCTTCAGCCGCTTGATCAGCGTGTCGACGCCGCTGATCGCCGCGCCGATCCCCAGGATCTTGTAGAGGGTCATCCCCGCCAGACCCACGCTCAGGGCCTCCTTGAGGCCCGGGCCGCCTATGTCGATGAGCCAGGTGATCCCGTCGACGACGTCCCCGATCAGCTCGACGGCCAGGGCGAGGCCGCCGCCGTCCTCGGAGAGCTCCGCGAAGAGCTCCACCACGCTCACGAGCGTGTCGATCAGCGCCGGGCCCAGGGTGGTCGCGAGGTTGTCGAGCGCCTCCTCCAGGGCCGGGACGAGCTCCTCACGGATCTGCCGGATCAGCTCCGGACTGTTCTCGTTCCCGCCGAGCCTCGCCCACGCCTCCGCGAGGTCCCCGATCAGGCCGGCGACCTCCTCCGTCGCTTCCTTCGCGTGGTCGAAGTAGTCGGCCATCTCGTTCTGGCCCTCGACCGACCCGGTCCACTCCTCCCAGCGGCCGGTGACGTCCTCGAGGGACTGCATGAGATCGCGGCCGGACTCGTAGCCGGCGCCGCCGATGTTGACCAGCGTGCCGATCAGGTTCCCGCCAATGTCGTGGAGGTCCTGCAGCACCCAGCGGGTCTCGCGGAAGAACGCGGCGGTCTCCCCGCTCTTCTCGCCCGCCTGCGCCCACGCCTCGACGTTCTCTGAGCCGGCCTTCGCGGCCTGGGTGAGCCAGGACACGAACGGGTCGGCGGCCACCAGGACGTCCCCGAGCGCGTCGACCAGGTTGAGCGCGGCGTCGCCGAGGTCCTCGAGCACCTCCGCGTTACGGTTCCCGATGACCTCCATCTCGCGGCCGAACTCGCGGCCGCCGACCATCCGGCCCGCCTGCTCGGCCACGTACCCCATCGCGTCCCCGGTGCGCTCCAGCACGCCCTCGAGCACGTCGAGGTTGCGCAGGGCCGCGTCCCCGCCCGCCTGCACGCCCGGGAACAGGCCGCGCGCGGACGCGGCCGTCAGGCCCTCCGCGACCCCCCGGTTCTGGCCGATCCACTTCACGAAGTCGCGCTGCTCCGCGGAGAGCTCGCGCATCGCCTGCCGCGCCTTCTTCGCGCTCTCCTCGGTCCCGTCGAGCGCGTCGGTCTGCGCCTTCAGGGCGTCCCCGACGCCGCGCGAGGCGACCAGGACGGTGCCGAGGCCCTGCCCGAGCGCGGTGTAGCTCTGCGCGACCCCGACCACGGCGCCCGCGGCCGGCGCGGAAGCGGCGATGATCGCGGTCAGGCCGGCGGCGACGTCGAAGAGCGCGTCCGCGGCCAGGCCGGCGCCGGCGCCGAGCGCCGGGAACTTGATCAGCCCGATCGCGTTACGGGTGAAGGTGAACTTCTGATTGACCCGGTTAAGGGTCGTGTCCAGGCCGCGCAGCCGGACGTCGAGGGCGTCGACGTCGCGCGCGTTCGCGCGCGTGGTCGCCCCGTACTTCTGCTGGCTCTTGTCCGCCGTGGCGGCGGCCTTGTCGACCGCCTGGATGGAGGCGATCGCCTGGCCGGCGGCGGCGCCGAGGTCCTTCGCGTCGCCGGTGATCTCGACGTGGATGCGGTCGGCCATCAGCCGCGACTATCCGGCCCCTCGGGTAGCCTCCCCGAGGCCCGCTCCAGTGCTCCGGACCCGGAGCGGCCCCGGCCCCCGGCGCCCGAGCGCGTCGGGGGGCGGGGGCACCACTACTGGCCGCGCAGGGCGCGGCGCTGCGCGTCAAGGTCCTGGAAGTTGTCCCGCGAGGCGGGCGTCCACTTCTCCGGGTCCGGCTCGCCGCCCTCCCGGTGCCGGTTGATCGCCCGGATCCACCCCTGCAGCTCCAGCCAGCCCATCACCCGGCCGTCCGCCCCGGGGGCGCGCCAGAAGTCATGGCGCCACCCGAACTCGCGGCACAGCGGCGCGATCAGGTCGAGGAACGGGACCCGGTCGACCGCTTCCTCGAGGCCGGCGTCCTCGTCGACCTCGACCTGGGCTTCGCCGCCGGCTTCGCCTTTCCCTCAGCCCTCTCACGGGCCGCGGGGCTGTAGATGTACCCGACCGCGAGGACCATCTCGTTCACGCCGAGCGGGAGCCGCTCGAGGTCGGGCTGATGCAGCCGGAACAGGGCGAGCAGCTCGTCGTGCAGCTGCAGGTTGAGCTCCTGGGTCGCGCCCTCGGCCTCCCCCGCCGAGGCGGTCTGCGCGCGCTCACGGAGCGCCAGGAGCTTCACGTACAGCGGCGCCGGCAGGTCGCCGGGGAGCCGGTAGGTCTCCCCGTGCAGGATCACGTCGATCGGGTCGGCGGTGACGCCGGACTCGTCGAGGTTGATGACCAGGTGTGCCAAGGGTTTGCGCTCCTCGCGGGCGGGTAGACGGGCGCGAGCGACTATCCGGCGCGTTTCAGAAACCCGGATGGGTGACGAAGATCCCCCCGAGGGGGGAAGCGCGGGCGCGATACGTTCGCGTGGTGACAAGACCCCATAATCCGGGCGGTGGGTCAACCCCCGGCGGTCTTGTCACAGTGGAAGCACCCCCGCGGGACCCTCGGCCGGGCGGCCGAGGGTTCCCGCGGACCCTGCTAGACGATGTTGGCCTGGGAGGCGTGCACGACGCGGGCGATCACCGACGTGGTCGGGCTGGCGTACGTCATCGCGGCGACGTCGATGTAGACGGTCTTGCCGTCCGGGTCGAGCTTGTTGACCTTCGCCCCGACGAAGTGCAGCTGCGGCAGGCTCAGGTCGAGCTGCCGGAACGTGGTCGCGGTCGCGTCCTCCGACGTGTTGCGCATCACCGCGCGGAACGAGCCGGTCGCCAGGGCGAGCGGCACGACGGTCCCGCCGCCGTACTTGATCGCGTCGTAGAGGGTGGCGCCCTCGTACTTCAGCGTCAGGTCCAGGTCGTAGTCGGCGTTGAGCTCGATGACGTCCTCACGGAAGAGCTCCGTGGTCTGGATGCCGTCGTCGACGTTGCGCTTCGCGGAGAACTTGAACTTCGTGATCTTCGTGTTGCCGGCCCCGTTGAGCACGTAGGACCCGCGCGGGAAGAACACGGGGTCGACGCTCTCGCGGGTCGCGGTCAGCGCCGACGCCGCGGCGTTGCGCCGGTACGGGGTGCCACCGCCGATGACCGCGAACGAGAGGCGCGCCGGCGAGCCGGCCTCGGCCTCGAGGTCCAGGGTCGTGATCTTCGCGTTGCTGACCCGCTCGATCTGATCGGAGAACTTCTGCTCGACCGTCCAGTACGGCAGGGTCGCGGCGGGGATCAGCTCCGTGCGCTGGCAGCCGGTCGGGATCCCGTTCGCCGCGGAGGCGACCTCCGGCGTGCCCGACTTGGCGCCCAGGACGCCGGCGAAGCCGTACAGCGACAGGTTCGAGCGGGCGTTGCCGTTCGCGGCCCCGTCCATCTTGATCATGCGCTTGTAGCGGAAGGCGACCTCCTGGCCGTCCCCGCCCTCGCGCTCGCTGACGACGTCCTCGTCGAGCTCGAGCGCCGTCCCGTCCTTGTGCTTGAGGAACAGGAACGTGGTCGCCTCGGTGTCCTTCGCGGACTGCTTGCCGATCGCGAAGTAGTCGCCGGGCTGGTTGGTCGAGTAGCCGGGCATCAGGCGCTACCTCCGGCCGCGGCCGGGGCGGCGATCGTGGCCTCGGGGGCGGGGTTGCCCTCGGGCTCGGGCTCGGACTCGGCGTCGGCTCGCTTCGCGGCGGCCTTGGCGGCCTTCTCGTCGACGGGCTTCCAGTTGTCGGACGCGAGCGCCTCTCCGGGGGGGACGAGGTACTCGTCGCCGTAGCGGAGCTGCGCCCCGCTGGCGGTCACGACGTCGCCGGGGCCAACCCAGCGTGCGGGGATCAGGGCGCGTTCGCTCATACGCCCGCGACTATCCGACCCCACAGAGGCCGGGAACGCCGGAGGGCGCCCGGCGGGCGCCCTCCAGTTGCCTAGCCTTCTCGGCCACCGCGGCGTGCGCCGCGACCCGGACTCGAACCGGGGTATAGCGCGCCGGGGTGCTGCCCCCCGCGCCCCGGGGTTATGAGCCCTGGGTAGGCGCTGGCCTTCGCGCGCACGGTGAAGCGTAACGGATGGCCCGGTCAGCCGACCTCGGAGCGGCGGGCCCACATCACGAACGTGGACCACATGACCAGCTGGCCGCCGTGATCAGGGTCGCGCATCGCCGGCCCCCACTGGACCGTCCGGGCCCCGGTCCCCCACGCCCCGTCGCCGGTCTCAGACGCCGACGTCCCCAGCGCCCGGCCGCGCAAAGCGACGGACGCGACCGCGCCGAGGTAGCGGCGCATCGCCCTGGGGAGGAGCCGGTACTCCGGCGAGAAGAGGTAGACGACGATCCCGAGCTCGTGGTAGCCGGTCACGTCTGAGCCGGTGTCGTCCTCCAGGCGGCTCTCGACGTCCAGGATCCCGAGGACGGGCCCGTTGCCGAGGTAGGGCTCGAGCTCGCCGGGCGGGGGGGCGTGGTCGAGGTAGTAGCCGGGGGCGGCCAGGAGCGCGGCGTCCTCCGGTTCGAGGCCCGACGCGCGCGACGCGAGCTCGGCGGGCAGCTCTGACTCGAGGCGGTCGAGGAGCGTGGCCACGAGCGGCGTGTTGAGCCGGAACTGGGTGCCCATCAGCGTGCCCCTCCGAGCGGCGCCGTCCGGCGGATCGCGGTCAGCCACTCGCTGAAGACCCGGTCCACCGCGTTACGCTTCTGCGCGTCGGTGAGGGCGAGGATCTTGCGCTGCGGCATGTGAATGGTGCCGTCCTGGTGGTAGCCGGCCTTCTCGTCGACCGGGTGGTAGACCATCTTCTTCGGCGTCACGACGACCGCGGCGCCCTTGTTGAGCATCGCCGCCTTCATATCGCCGGAGGCCTCGAGGATCGGCTTCGGCCCGTACCGGGCGAGCTTCCACGCCGCGTACTCCGGCGACAGGGGGGTCCAGGGGTGGCCGAGGCCTCCCTTGCCCTCCGTCGCGAACTGCTGCTCGACGGCGTCGAGGATGACGTCGGCCATCCGGTCCAGCGGCTCGGAGAGGTCCTGCGCCTCCTCCCCGTAGACCTGGAAGGCGCGGCTGATCTGCTGCTCGCCGCTGACGGCGAAGCCGACCCTGACGAACGGCACGCTCAGAACTCCTGGTCGACCGTGAAGAACGACGACCGCGACGAGGCGATCCCGGCCTCCTCCAGGGTCTTCGCTCGCGCGTACGCGCCCCCGGCCGTGCTGCTCTTCGCCGCGTCGAGCTCGATCGTCGGCCCGCTCGCGCGCGGGTCGAGCTTGTTGAGCCAGGAGATGAAGTCACGCTCCGCGGCCTCCCCCTGCACACCGGCGGGCTTCGGCCCGGGCGCGCTCTTCTCGACCATCGAGAGGGCGCCGATCGCGTTCACCGTGCGCAGGAGCCGCAGCGCCGACGTGGCGGTCGTCGCGACGGGAAGCTCGTAGCCGGCCGCCCGGAGGACCCCGTCGAGGATGATCTGGCTCTCCTCGAGGAACCCGAACACCGCGGAGGCGTTGGGCTTGCTCGAGGCGGTGAACGTGCGCGCGGGCGCCCGGTGCTGGACGTCGATCAGGGTCGCGTAGGCCACGAGGCGACTATCCCCGCCGGTGGCCGCAATGGATGCACCGGCGCCGCTCGAGCAGGTTCCACCGGCCGCAGAACGTGCACCACCACCAGGGGGACCACCTCATGCCGCCGCCAGCACGCCGAGCGCGGCCAGGTCGCTCACCTCGCGCGCGACCCCGTCCCACCCGAGCTCCGACGCGGCGGGCGGCCCGTGCAGCTGCGCGTACCGTTGCTGGTCCGGGTCGGTGAGACCGCGGACGACCTCGGCGATGAACGCCTCCCGCCACCCGGCGCTCGCCGGGTCGCCCTGCACCAGCGCCCCGACCTTCACGGTCTCCCGCAGCGCACCCCACGCCGACGCGACGACGACGCACCCGGCAGCCTGCGCCTCCATCGCCCCGATACACGAGGTCTCGTGGAAGGGGATGCCGTGCGGCGTGTTGTAGGACGGCGCGCACCACACGAGGCTCTCGCGCATCAGCCGCGCGAGCGCGGGCTGCGACTGGGACTCGAGGAGCTCGACGCCGGGCTGGTCGGCGAGCCGGCGGACCTCCGCGGCGTGCTGGCCCACGGTGTGGTCCTGGGCGGCGATCCGCCAGTACACCGGCGAGTAGCAGGCGGCGAGCTCGGCGAACGGGACGCCGGCCTTCTCGGCCTGGCGGCGGATCGTTGGCCACCACCGCAACAGGAGGTCCAGGCCCCGGTCCGGGCTGGAGGTGTAGAGGACGCGCGGCTGGCGGGCGAGCTCGGGGCCGGAGAACCGGTCGAGGTCGATGCCGTTACGGATCCGGCGGATCTTGCCGTCGAGGAACGGGTACATGCCGCGGACGTGCCCCTCGTGCCACGCGGAGAGCACGAGCACGTCGTCGATCCGCGCGGCGCGGGCGGGGGTGAGCCGGTCGCCGCAGTCGGTGTCGTGCAGCCAGAGCATCCGCCGGCGCGCCCGCGCCGGGCGGTCGAACACCTCGGGCACCCGTGAGCTGATGAGGAGGTCGACGGGGGCGAGCGGGTCGAAGACGGCGTGGTGGCGGTAGATGACGTCGCGGTGCACGCACTCCTCGACGTCGCCGTAGACGGTGACGACCCAGCCCAGGTCCGACAGGGCGGACGCGAGCCGGATCGCGGCAGTCTCCGACCCGCCCAGGCCCTTGCGCTCGGGGTCGTTCGGGCTCCACTTCTGCCAGCCGGGCCCGGTGTAGATCGTCGCGGTCCCGACCCGCTGGACGGGCTGGTAGGAGCCGAACGTGACCGTGTCCTCCCCGACGCCCATATCCAGGAGGGTGCCGCGGCGCCGGAGCTCGTCGGCGAGGTCGATCGCCCGGTAGGCGCGGAGGTGGTGCGGGTTGTGCCCGTCGCCGAACGCGCCGTCAGGGGTGCTGACGTAGATCCGGCCGCCGGGGGCGAGCATGCGCTCAGCCACGCCGAGAAGTGAAGCAGGGTCGGGGACGTGCTCGATCAGCTCGAACAGGATCACCGCGTCGTAGGTCCCGGCCTCGAACAGGCGCGGCGCGTCCTCGGCGAGGCCGACCTTCGCCCGGCCGTCGACGCGGCCCTTGGTCTTGCGGCGCAGCCGCCGGATCCGGGCGTTGCAGAACGCGACCGCGTTGGCGTCGGCGTCCAGGGCGTCGACGGTGATGGGGCCGGGGTGCTCGCGGGCGGCCCAGGCGGTGACGTGCCCGTCCGAGGCGCCGAGGTCCAGGACCCGTAGGCGCTTCACGCGGCCTCGCAGAGGCGCTCGAGGCGGTCGAAGACGTGGTCGGGGCAGGTGCCCTTGAGCTCGGCGACGAGGTCCAGGAGCGCGTCCGCGTAGCGTTCGCGCAGCGGCGTCCTGATGTAGTCGAGCGCGGGCTGCAGCGGGAGCGGGTCGGTGTGGAGCGTGGTCGTGGTCTCGCCCGCGGTGTAGCCGGCGGCGGCGATTTCGTCGGCGGCGGCGTGCAGCTGCCGGCGGATCTCGTCAGGGTCGCTGACGACCTCGACCTCGGCGGCGCCGGCGGCGACCGCGTCGGTGATCTCCTGGTCGGCGAGCGGCTCCGCGGGGTCGCCCACGACGGGCCCGAACTTCCAGACGGTGCTCGGCCGGCCCGAGCCGGTCCCCAGCTTCCCCGCGCGGTGCGCCCGGGGCGGGGTCTCGTCGGCGAGGTCCCGGAGCATCCCGGCCGCGCTCGCCCGGGACGTGCCCACCGCGTTCGCGACCTCGGTCGCGGTCGCGGGCCCGTTGGCCTGCAGCCAGTCCGCGACCCGCTCGAGCATCGGCTTCTCCTCCATTGGGGTGATCCTCCTCACTCGTACGGTGGGGTCGGCGTGCGCCGCCCGCACGCGATCGCCGAGCGCACGAATGCGCCGGTCCATCTCCTGCGCGCCCACCGCCTCGCGCGCCGGGTACTTGCCCGCGACGACGCACTTGCTGCAGCGGCCGCCCGCGTCGCGCGCGGGGCGCTTGCCGCAAGCACGGCAGTCACCACTCGCCGGTGCGGTCATCGCTCGTGGTCATGCCGTCGTCGCGGTCGTAATCCGCCGGGCCGCGGGCCTCCACCGCCTCACGGAGCCGGGCGTGCGCGCGGCGGAACGCGGCCTGCCGGTTCCAGCGGACGATCGCCTGGTCGAACGCGATCACCGCGACCGCCCCCAGGACGGCGCCCGCGAGCCACCACCGGATCACGCCGCCACCTGCTCGGCCTGCTCGGCGAGACCCTCCAGAAGGAACCGGGCGCGGGGCAGGCCTGCGGCGAACCGGTAAGCGTCCTTGTCGCCGAGGAAGTCCTCGGGCTTCTCCCCGCCGTCTGAGTAGTGCTCCGCGTACGCCTTGGCGTCCGTGGCGAACAGGAGCCGCTGGCGCAGCTCGGAGCGGGCGGCGACGACGCCGGGGTGATCCTTCGCGAAGTACGGGGCCGCCTCGAGCACGGCGAGCGCGTTGACCTGCTCGTCGTGGGCGACGAGGACCTGCGCGAGCTCGATCACCCGCTGCGCCGCGAGGGCGCGCTTGCGCTGCGGCCGCCACGTCGCGAGCGCGTTCGCGACCCGGTCATCGTGCGCCAGGGCGAGCGCCTCCTCCCCGACCTGGATCGCCTCGTCGAGCCGGCCCTGCTCCCCCAGCGCGCCGGAGAGCACGAGGCGGGGGAGGAACGTGTAGTCGAGCGGGTTGACGATCAGGAGCGTGTCCGGCGCGCCGAGCTCGAGCACCCGGCGGCACCACGTTTCGGCGTGCTCCCACTCCCCGCGGCGGTAGTGCCCCTCCGCGAGCGTGAGGTAGCTGTCTGGCCACTCCGGATGGACCTTGAGCGCCTGCAGGGCGAGGTCGATCGCTTCGTCGACCCGGCCCTGGTCGAACAGGCACCCGGCCATCTTGCGGTGCACCTGCGCGCGCTCCTCAGGCCAGCCGGTCTCCACGGCCAGGTACTTCGCGAACCAGTCCAGCGCCTCGTCGTGCTCGCCCACCGCCGCGTGCTCGGTCCCGAGGTAGGAGAGCACGCGCGGGTTGTCGGGCTCCTCGGCGACCCAGGCGGTCAGGATCCGCCGGTTGCGCTCGGAGCTGCTCAGTCCGTGCTGCGGCGGCGGCTCGTGGCGCCACTCGATCACGTCAGGGCCGACCCATTCGATCCGGCCGGCGATGACCTGCGCCTCGTGCACGCGGTTGGCCCAGTGGGTGACGCCGGCGCGGACGATCCGTTCGCGCTTGAGGTAGCAGACGCACTGGCCGGTCTCGTCGCGGGCGTAGTCGTAGCCGGCGCCGTAGGCGTGCAGGTCGAGGGGGGCCTGGGCGACGAGCGCCCGGAGGTTCTGCGCGCCGATGATCCGGTCGTCGGCGTCGACCCAGACGCGCCAGTCGGTCGTGAGCTGGTTGTCTGCCGCGTTGCGGGCGGCGGCGAAGTCGTCGACCCAGTCGAACTCGCCGATCACGAGCTCGGTGAGCACGCCGGCGGCGCGCTGCTCGGTCGCGAACCGGCGGACGACGTCCAGGGTGCCGTCCGTCGATCCGGTGTCCACGATCGCGACCTGGTCGACGTGCTCCCAGAAGCTCGCGAGACACCGTTCGATGATCGCCGCTTCGTCGCGGACGATCATCGCGACCCCAACGGTCGGGCGCCTCACCCGGAGGTCCTCGGCCAGAAGGACCCGGAGGAGGCGCCCACCGCTCGGGCGATCCGCTCTTGCGAGCTCGGTCCGGGACGATACCCGGACTCGCACATGGAAACGAGGGAGACCGCGCAGCCGGCCGCCTGGGCGACGTCGACGAGGCGCATGTTCTGCGCCTTCCTTGCGGCCTTGAGGGGGTGCAGGGGGGCGGTGGGTGTCACGCGGCGGCGACTATCCGGCCCGTTTCAGAAATCCTGTCCCCCGCTTGCGTTACGGTTCCGGCATGACCGCCACCTACGGATTCGCGCTCACCCCACCGACGCCGACGCCCTCCACGGACGCGATCGCCGTGGAGCGCGGCGATGCCCTGCCCCACGTAGGCGAGTGGGAGATCACCTTCACTCTCGCGGCGGGGTTCACGGAGGAGGACGCCTTCGAGCTCTACGAAAGGCTCGAGCGCCACCCGGCGGTCTCAGGCGCCGTCCTCGCCGGGCGCCCGTGACGCGACTGCGGCCGGACTCCGGGCCCGGCGCCGCCTGCCAGTGCGGCCGGCCCGACTGCATCATCCCGGACGGGAAGCGCGCGCACGCGAAGTTCGCGTCGGTCGGCTGCAAGCAGCTCGCCTACCGGCGCCGGGTCGAGGACCCCCGACTCAGGGAGGAGACCTCCCGGGCGTTCTGGCGCGGGATCCCCGCGGTGCGGCCCAGCCTGCCCGGATACCGTCCGAACCGCTCGAAAGCGTAACGCTACGCGGGACGGGCCACGTACAGGCCCATCTCCGCGGCCGCCCCGCCGCCGGCGACGCGGACCGTCCACGGCCCGTAGCAGTCCGGGGTGAGCACCGCGACGTAGCAGTCGCCCTGCGCCTCGGCGAGAAGGCCGCGCGCGGGCGCCCCCTCAGCCGGGGACTGCGCCGTGAACGTCAGCCCCGGCCGGGCGGGCCGCCCCTGCAGGTCCGTGAAGCGCGCCTCGAGCCGGAGCGCCTGCCCCAACGGATACCCGGCGGGCGGCTGCCCCGGCGCGACCGACAGGGCGCAGGTGAGGACCTCCGGAGGGCGCGCCTCGCCCACCTGGAGCTCCTCCTCCGTCCCGTCGAACCACCGCAGCCGGTAGGTGCCCGGGACGGGCGTCCAGAGCTCCACGCGGCCCCTACGGTCCACCGGGATCCGGAGATGCAGGCCGGTCGGCGTGTCCACCTCGAGGTGGCCCTCGCCGCGGAGCCGGACCAGGTCGCCGGCGCGGTACTCGCGGCGGACCGCCATCAGTCGAGGTCGGCGAGGATCTCGACGCTGAAGTAGCCGTCGTTCGGGAACGTCTGCACGCTCGGCGGGGTGCTGCCCGCGTCCCAGGTGACCTCCCACTCGCCCTGGTACTCGCCGGCCTGGTCGGTGTCCCCCGCGGCCCACTCGTACTCGACGGCGCCGCCGGCCGCGGACGTGACCGCCGCGGCGCCCTCCACCACGGTCGAGGGGGACTCGAGCTTGAGGATCAGCCGCACACTGTCGGCCGCGGTCAGGTCGACGGGGGTGCCGTCGTCGTCCAGGACGGCGCCGAGGGGCGGGTAGGTGTCGCCGGTCTTGATCGTGAAGTCAGCCAATGGTCACTCCGCTCGCGCGCTCGTCGGCGGTGACGCCGGTGTCGAGCGCGACTATCCCGACCCCGTAGCTCGACGAGCCCACGGTCACGCCGCGCGATCCGCCGTTCGTGACGGTCACGTTCGTCGGGCCGGTGATCTCGGGCGCTGCCGCCCCGCCGGAGCTCACCGCGGGGGCGGGCGCGTCCCCCGCCCCGGTGGCGGCAGGGGCGGTCACGCCCGCCCCCGCGGCGGCCGCGGGGGCGGGCGCCGCGCCGGCCGCGTCCGCGGCGGGGGCAGTCAGGGCCGCGTCCGCCGTCACCGCGGGGGCTGGGGCGTCGCCGGCGCCGTCCGCGACCGCGTCATCCGCGTCCGCGTCGACCGTCGCGTTCGCGCCGGTGGAGACCCCGGGAATCGGCGCGTCGCCGGCGCCCGTCGCGGCCGGGGCGGTCACTTCCGCGCTGGTCTCGTTCCCGGAGAGCGGCGCCTGCCCGGACGCGGTCGCCGCCGGCGCGCTCACGGTCGCGTCCGCCGCGACCGCCGGGGCGGGGGCGTCCCCGGCCGCGTCGGCGACCGCGTCGTCGGCGTCCGCGTCCACGGTGGCGTCCGTGCCGCCGCCGCCTGCGGACGGGTTGACCGAGAACGCGAATCCGAGGCACCGGTAGTTCGACAGCGACGATGGCGTGCCGGTGACGCTGAGGTCCCCGGTCGCGCCGGTCACGGCGTCGAGGTACGCGGCACCCAGGGAGAGGTCGGCGCCCGTGTCGGTGACCGCATCGAGCAACTCGGTGAACGTCCCCGGGTGTGTGAACGCGGCCGCCCCGGTCGCGGTGCCCGACGTGGCGTCGTTGTCGAAGCCGACATACGCGGCGTAGACCCGCTTGCTTGTCCCCGCCGTGATGCCCGGGATGGTGAGCGCGCCGTCGCCGGTCGCGCTGTTGCCTTCCAGGCCGATCACGTCGATGGCGTCGGTGCCGTCGAGGTCCGGGTCGACCCAGGCGATCGCCATGTTGACGTCGTTGGAGCCGATCGTGTTCAGCGTGAACGACGTGGGGTCGCCGGTCTGCATGATCCGGTGGAAGACCGCGATCGCGACGATCGTGCTAGTGCGGACGCTGAGGATCGTGTCCCAGTCGGTGTGCGCGCCGAAGGTCTCCGTCGACATCTGCTTCGTGCCCGCGAGCACGAAGATGCTGTCCCCGGGGTTCCAGTCGACGCCCTCGGTCCCCAGCGGGACGCTGAGGGTGCCCGGAGTCGTCGCCGTGGCGGCAGGCGTACCCACGACAGGAGCCATTAGGGCAGCCCTCCGGTCTCGGTCTCGACGTGGTCAAGCCACGCGCGGGTCAGGTTCCGTAGCCGCTCCTGCGCGTCCGCCGCGCCCAGGTCGGCCGACGTGCCCGGCTCGGGCATGAACGGCTTACGGACCGTGTCCGCGTGCTCGCGGGAGATGTCCATGCGCTGCCAGGCGGTCGAGAGCATCGCCCCGGGGCTCGCGTCCGCTGCCCGGACGGGCACCCAGTCGTCGAGCTCGGCCTCGAGCCAGACGGTGCGGTCGGTGTTGTGCCGGTCGGTCTCGTTGACCGCGACCGGCTGCGACAGTGCCGACAGAGCGTTGAGCTCGTCGTCCACGGTGCTCGCGCCCATGACGTTGAGGTGCACCCAGCAGATGTCTGTGACCGCGTTGGTCAGCGGCCCGGGGACGGTCCGGCTCGAGCAGCCGATCGCGGGCCGGTTCGGGTCCGCGCCCCACGAGTCGATGAAGTATTCGACCATCTGCGCGGCGCCGGCGTCGGTCTTCCAGATGTCGGCGTGGCCGGACGCCCAGTTGCCGGAGGGGTCGTCCCCGGACTCGTTGGCCAGGTCGATGACGACGTTCCGGTAGCCCTTGCCCTTGAGCCACGCGATGAACGTGTCGATGCCGGCCTCGTAGTTGTCGGTGGTCGAGAGCCACCGGCACTGGCGGGCGTAGTAGAGCTGCACGCAGGCGAAGACGCCCTCCGCAGCGGCGGCTTCGATCGCGGCCTCGTGGCGCGCCATGTGGTTCGCCTTCAGCGCCGTGCCGCCGGCCTCGAACGCGGACGGCGCCCCGCCCGAGAGCTCGTACTGGATGCCGGACGCGCCGTCGTCGATCGCGGCGTCCGCCTCGTTGTTGATCGGGTTGCCGCACTCCAGCCCGAACGAGATGCAGTGTACGCCCGCCTCCCGGTATGCCGCCAGCTGGTCGATGAAGTGCTCCGTGTTGCGGTCCGCTTCGGCCTCGGTCACGTCGCCGTCCTGCGTGACCGCGCCACCGTCGTTCTGGCCCCACGTCAGGTTGGCCCAGCGGGCCGTGACCATCGCGCCCTCGTAGCCCTTCCCGGCGTTCTGCGCGTGGCTGTAGGTCGGCTCCCAGTCCGCCGCGGCCGCCTGGTCTGCGCCCGTGTACGACACGTAGAACTTGCGCTCGTCGTAGCTGGACACGCCCTGGGCATCGTTCAGCTGCGCGCCCGTCGCGACCGCGAGCTGGTCGGAGGGGATGGTGGCGCGCCCGATATACACGCTGATGCTCACAGCTCGTCCATGCCGGCGTCAGGCGTCCCAGAGCGGGCGTCGCCGTCGTAGTCGGTGGCTGGCGGGCTGGTCGGGTTCCCCGCGTTGTTGCCCGACGATAGGTGCAGGTCCCATGCGGCCCGGTCGGTGAACGTGAAGGTCTGGCCGCTCGCGTTGTTGCCGTCGTCGCAGCTCGCGTTGAAGGCGGCGCCCTCGGTCCGGTTGTACGTCCACGAGTAGGACGGCGCCTCCACGGAGCAACCGGGCGTGTCGTCGAACAGGTTGGAATCGACCCGCACCCCCAGCCCGCCCTCCGGACACTCGCCGGTGACGTGGCTGCCGCCGTCCACAAACGTGTTGAAGCGGATCAGCGCCTCGCAGCCGTTGCCGGAGGTGTCGCTGGAGAAGTGGATGGTGGCCTTCTCCGAGGAGCCGGCGCGGCCCGGGCAGTCGGCCTCGTCGGGGTCGTTGTCGTTGTCGCCGGTGCAGCCGTTCTCGGTGATCCCGGCGTAGGTCATCCCGAACGAGTTGTTGACGAGCTCGACGTCCCGGATCGTCGAGTCGCCGTGGATATTGAAGCTGATCGTCGCGGTGTTGCCGAGGTTCTCCTCCCACCGGTTGCCCTCCACGAGGAGCCCGTCGACGCCCTGGACGTGCAGCGCCTCCCGGTGGCAGTCACCATCGGAGCAGGTGACCGGCTTCCATATCTCGTGGAAGTAGTTGTCGCGGACGATGATGTCGGCGGACGGGGTCGCCTCAGACGGGCAGGAGGAGGTCTCGCCGGGCGGGATCGCGGTCCCGCCCCACGGCGAGCTCACCGTGGGGACGCCGGAAGCGACCCGGTCGGTGAACTCGTTGCCCTCGAAGGTCAGCTCGAACCCGCAGCGGACCAGGAAGCCGGCGGCCTTGATCTCCCGGACGGTGATGTCCCGGGAGCCCGGGCGCATGACGATATTGGAGTCGTCGAAGTTGACGCTGTTGGTCAGCTGCCAACGGCCGCCGTCCCCGTCGATCGTGATGTGCTTCGGCGCGACCGCGCCGGTGGTCGCGGCCCCCTGGAACTCGAGGTCGGCCATCAGCACGGTCGTACCGGGGGAGGGCCGGAACGTCGTGTCGGTGTCCGCGGTCTTGCCGGTGTCGCCGCGGACCAGGTCGGTCGTGGTGCCGTAGTCGCAGGTGGTCGTGTCGCAGCCGAGCAGCACGAGGTCGCCGCCGGAGTCGGACGCGGCCTGGTAGGCCTCGGCGACCGTGTCGCAGTCCTCGTTGGCGGCGACGGCGGCCGCGTAGCTCTCGGGGTTGGACGCGCGCACGCAGCTGCCGCCTGCCTCGGTGATCCACAGGTTCGCCAGCTCGTCGTCGCCCGTGACCCCCGGGAACGGGGACGTCGCGGCGGCCAAGGCCGCCGGGGACACGGTCGTCGCGTTCTTGATGACGACCGGGGAGCCGATGAAGACGCTGACGCCCTGGCCCTGGGCCGGCGCGGCGAGCGCCAGGAAGAGCCCGAGCGCGGCCAGGAGCGCGCGCACGGGACCCCGCCTACGTGACGTCGATGACGACGACGCCCGTGCTGTCGAACGTGATCTGGAACGTGCCGGCCGTCGTGCTGACGGTGGCGCCGAAGTCGATGCCGGCGATCAGCGGGTCCGTCGAGGAGGCGCCGCCGGTGTTCTGCCAGACGATCGCGTCCGTCGCCGAGATCGTCGACGTCGCCCAGCTCGTGTCGGAGGCGTCGCAGCGGACCTGATCCGAGGCGGTGTCGTACGTCGGCGCCGAGCAGGTGAGCGTGTTACCCAGGCTCGTGTAGTTGGTGCCGGTGACCTCGGACGCGGACACGTCGTCGAAGTAGTCGTGCGTGTCGAAGTCCGCGCTGTAGCCGGTGTGCAGCGAGCACTGAATCACGCTCGTGTCCCAGTCCCACACCGACGTGCCGCCGAGCATGTTCTTGAGCGGGACGCCGTAGAGGGCGGCGGTGACGGCGTTGATCGGGATGCCGCGCTCGCGGAGCTCGTCGAGGACCTTGAGCCACTCCTCGGGGACCTCGGCGAGCTTGACGGCCTGCCGGATGAGCGCCTGCCGGCGTTCGCGGTCCTCGTCGATGAGCTCGAGGCTCTCCACGGTGAACGGGGAGGCCTGGTGGTGCTGGGCGAGCTTGCCGCGCAGCCGCGCGGACCCGGTCCCCGGCCCGCCGGTGAAGATCACGCGGCCCGAGTCGTCGAACCGGTAGTCGGCCAGGACCTTGTCGTAGTCGGCCCCGTTGAGGCCCTGCCGGACCAGCACGCCGCCATCGGTCTGCTCCCAGGCGCCGCCCTCGTCGGCGTCCAGGCTGTAGGCGACCTGCTCGGCCTCCACACGGGCGATCTCGGCGCGCGCCTCAGCCTCCGTCGCGGCGCGGACCGCGAGGTGCCGGGTGTGATCGGAGTCGGGGGCGCGGAGGATCGCGGCGTACTTGGGCATCAGGAGGAGGCCTTCCGGGAGCGGGTCTTCTTGGGCGCGGGGCCGGTCGGGACCGGGCCCCGGTCGCCGCTGACGTCGCGCACCAGGTCAGGCGCGGGCGCGGCCGTGGCGCGCTGGCCCGCGCCGCAGCCGCAGCCCTCGCCGGCGCACGGTTCGCAGTAGGCGCGGCCGCGGGCGATCAGGTCGGCGTGATCCAGGGCCCGCTCGCGGCCGGCGAAGCTCACGGTCTCCGGGAGCTCGTCGCCCGCCCGGGCGATCCCGTCCGTGAACCGGGGGTCGTGCACGAGCAGGTCGGTGGCGGCGTAGACGGGCACGCCGCGACTATCCGACCAGGCCGCGCCAGGCCACTAGGACACCGGCGAGGGCGCGCATCGCGCGCTCGTAGGCGTCGCAGGCGTCCGCGTCCCCCGCGAGCATCCCCGGCCGGTTCTTCTGCGCCCACCACAGCGCGTAGTTCCGGGCGTCCGCGAGCTCCTCGGCGACCTCGCGGAGCCACCCGTCCTGGGAACGCGGCCGGACGCCGCCCGGGTGAGCGCGGCCGTCCGCGTACGCGCCGATCCCGCCGTCGCTGACCAGGCCGACGCTGCGCGCGGCCAGGTCGGTCAACTCCCGCTCGAGCTGGTGGTCGCGCGCTACGACGGTCACGTCAGGCCGGCGGTGGGCGTGATGTAGCGCACGTCGGTCATGCGCTGCGCCCTCTCGTCGAACGTCACGAGCAGCTGGCAGGGGCGCTCGCCGCCGCCGAAGTTCTTGAGGGTCCACTCGTCGCAGCCCTTCAAGCTGCCGTTCCCGATGATCCGGCCGCCCTGCACGACGTTGGCCTGGTGCCAGTGCCCGAAGAGGAAGTGGTCGATCGGGAACGGGTAGCTCGCCTGCAGCGTGTTCGTGCGGCGCATGATCCCGCCCCACGGCACCCCCGGCATGCTCGAGCGGACCCCGTCGCCGTGGAAGACGTAGCAGCGGCGCCCGGCGACCGTGTGCAGAAGCGAGCCGCGGCCGATCTCGAACGAGCTGATGTTGCCGACCCGCTTGACGATCTCGCGGGTGAAGCACGCGGCGACCCAGTCCATGTTCTCGTGCGGGTTCTTCGCCGCCGGCTTGCGCTCGAAGCGCGGATGGTTGCCCTCCACCGCGAACACGCGCACGTCGGGGGCGAGGGCGGCGAGCCGGGAGAGGATCTCGGCCTGCAGGTAGGCGATCTTGACGCCCTGCTCGGCCATCCCGAACTGGTTGGTCTCCTTGATCTCCTCGTGGTTGGCGCCCGAGCACATATCGCCGATGAAGCCGACGTCGAGGCCGGAGAGCGCGGGCATCTTGCGCATGTGGCTCTCGACGCCCTTGAGGACCTCCTCGACCCGGGCGAGCTGGATCTCCCAGTCGTACTCGTTGAGGTCGTTGACGACCTGCCGGTCGACCCGTTCGCCGCCGTGGAAGTCTGAGAGCATCAGGAGCGCCCGGTGGTGCGCGCGCGAGGGCCGCTTGGGCGCCTTCTCGGGGAGGGGGAGGGGCCGCCAGCGGATCCGGTCGATGGCGCCCTCCATCGCGAGCATGAGCCGCTCGTCGGCGACTGCGGCCTTCCGGTGCCGGGTGAGCGCCTGCCGGAGCTCGGCGTTCTCGGCCTGCAGGACGTCTTCCCGGGACGGGCCGGCCTGCTCCTCCCCGTCCGGCTGGGTGCCCACGGCGCGGCGGCGGCGCTCCGCGGACGTGCGGGCGGCGAACTGGTCGTTGAGGCCGAGCTTCTTGATCCGGCTCTTGACCGCCTCGGCGCTGACGCCCTCCATGCCCGTGACGGCGTGGAGGCGTTGGGCGAGCTCCGCGGTGCTGACGCACCCCTGGGCGAGCTCGAGGAGCTGCTCGCTGGGGGGCCAGACGTACTGGGGGCGGCCGGCCATGCCCCGGCGACTATCCGGGGGCGCCTGCGAACCCTGACCCCATGCGGCGGCGCGCTGCGCCGGCCAGCTGGCACGCGCGCGTCGCGCTGACCCCGAAGGTCTCGCCGATCTCCGCGTGGCTGTAGCCCATCGCCTGCATGACCAGGGCGCGCCGCTCGCGCGCCGGGAGCTGCCGGAGCGCGTCGCGGACCTCGGCGTCGCGCGCCTGTTCGGCGACGTCGTGCGAGTCGGGGAGCGTGTCCCCGCGGCGGACCGTGCCGCCGTCGTCGGTGATGAAGGTCTCGTCGAGGCTGACGAACCGCCAGTCGGCCTCACGCTTCTGATAGTCGCGGCCCTGGCCGCGGAGGGCGCGGTTCTCGACGCGCATCGCGTCGATCACCGCGGTCGTGCACCGCCGCCACGCCCAGGTAGTGAACGTGGCGCCGCGGGCGGGGTCGTAGACGTGCGCGGCCCTGACCAGGGCCAGGAGCGCGACAGCGTGCGCGTCCTCCATGCCGATCCCGTTCGCGGCAATCTGGGTCCGTAGCCGGTTCACGACGGCGCCCGCGACGGCCATGTTGGCCTCGGCGAGCTCGGCGGCGGTCATACGCGCGTCCACCGGGGCGGCTTGAGGTCGTACTTGCGGACCTTGAGGACGCCGATGTTGCCGTGCCCCGGGACGCGGAGCAGGCCGCGGACGAACTTGTCGCCCTCGTCGCGGACGGTCATGGTCACGCGGGAGCCGGAGAAGCGGAAGGTGGCCCCGAGGTGCGCCGATCGGTCCATCGCCGGCGACTATCGGACCGCCTTCTCGGCCCCTGACCCCTGAAACGGCGAGAGCCCGCCGATGGGCGGGCTCTCGAACGTCCAGGCTGGAGGAGGGGCCTAGAGGGTGTCGCCGATCTCGTAGCCGAGCTCGGGCGCGCAGACCTTCTCGTCGACGCACTCCCACGCGCGGATATTGTCGACGGGCGGGTCATCCGAGCGCCACCGGTCGACCTCCTCCGGCAGCGCCTTGAACGAGTAGCCGACCGAGGGGATGCCCCAGCCGCCGCCGCGCGGGCTGACGTGCAGGAGCCGGACGCTGTCGCCCCAGATTTCCGTGAGGTCGGTCACGGTGGCGCCCTCGTTGCCCGTGTCGTACAGGGCGCCCTGCGGGACGACGACGTCCATGCCCCACAGCTTCGACGGGAGGATGAACTCGCCGGTGCTGAGGATCTGCTGCGCGTTGACCGTGTACTTGAGCAGCTCCCTGATGTCCTGCTGCACCGCGACCTCCGCGGCGACCAGGTACGGGATCACGATGACGTTCGGGACGCGGCCGGTGCGCTTGTAGACGGCGAGCTTGCCCGTCTTGACGTCGGCCTCGATCGTCGCGGCGTCCGTGTTCCACTTGTTCGACGTGTTGGCGCCCAGGGTGAGCGACCCGCCGTTCGAGGTGGTGCGCAGGAGCTGGGCGGCGCGGACCTCGCGGGCGAGCGCCATCTGCCCGAGCAGGTGCTCGAGCTTCTGCATCTCGAGCTTGAGCGCGGCGTGCGCCTGACGGCGCTCCTTCGCGGTGATCGTCGCCTTGAGCCGGAAGTCCTCGCAGAGGAAGCTGTCCGTGCTCCACTCGAACGCGACCTCGGGGGTCTCGGCGCGGTCGGCGACCCGGGACTCGGCGAGCACCCGGAACCAGTACTCCTTCGTGAAGACCGGGTACTGGCCGGCGTCCTTGTCCACGGTGATGGACGGCAGGACCCGGTTGTAGATGAAGCCGTCCGGGGTGTAGCGGCGCGCGACCTCCGTGAGGACGGGGTCGATGATCTGAAGATCGCGGGTGTTGTTCGCGTAGGCCATGGTGGTCTCCCGCCTCCGTTACGGGGTGCCGGAGAGGGGGCGGGGGTTGACGTAGAGCGAGAAGACCTCGCCGGCGGCGGCGGGGGTCTCGGACTGGCCGATCGTGTACCGCAGGGAGCCGGACGCGGCCGCGACGGGGCCCATCGCCCCGTTGCTCGAGGCGATGTTGACCTCGGCGCCGACGCCGATGGAGGCGCCCGCGACGACCTTGACGGTGTTGCCCTGGCCGTGCACGGTGACGGCGGCCGGGTACTCGGCGCCGGACGCGGCGGGCTGCGCCTTCGCCAGGGCGATGCCGAGCGGGAGCTCGTTGTAGGTGGCGATCGGGAGCACCGCGCGCGGCTGGGTGCCGGTCGGGGCGCTCTTGACGGGCATGGCGCCGCCCCCCGAGAGGGGGCCGACGAGGGTCGCGATCGCGATGCCGGGGAACTTGACCCCGTTGTGGCGCTCGTGGGCCATCAGACGTTCTCCTCGGCGAGCAGGTAGACCGCGTCGGCGAACGAGATGTTCTTCTCGGCGGCGAGGGTCTTGGCGCGGGCGGCGAGCGCCTCACGGTCCCCGGCGGCGTCCTCGCCGGCGGGGGCCGGTTCGCCCTTGGGCTCGGTCTTGACGACCGGGGGGAGCTCGTCGAGGGTCTTGACCGCGAGGTCGAGGTCGACCTCGGCCAGCTTCTCGAAGCCGGACTTGGACGCGGGCGCGACGCGGCCCTCGTCGAGCGCCTTGGCGTAGGCGGTGGCGAACCGGTCGGTGGCCGCGGTCTCGCCGGCGGCCGCCTTGACCAGAAGGTCGGCGTGCTCGTCAGCGGAGAGCAGGACCATGCCGGAGGTCTCGGGGCGCGCGTCGATCGCGTCGAGGATCTGGGCCTCGTCCGCGTCATCGGCGAGCCCGAGCTTGGTGGCGATGGCAGAGAGGCTCATACGCCCGCGACTATCCGACCGGTCCGGCTGGGCGGCGACCGCCTCGAAGTCCTCGCTCAGGCTGATCGCGGGCATCCGCTTGCGCAGGAACGGCCGGTTGGTCAGGCCGGCGCCGAGCAGCGTCTTGCCGCGGTCGACGCCGTGCTCGTCTTTCCACGCCCCGACGAACGTGGGGGAGATGTACCGGTACTCGCCGTTACGGATCGCCTCGGCGCCGGCCGGGGTGAACTCGACGTCGGCCAGGACGTGCTCGCCCTCGACGACCAGGTCACGGATCCAGCCGGCGGCCTTCGTGCCCTTCCCCTTCTCGGGGGAGTGGTCGAAGTCGATGAGCGCCTCCCCGTTGAAGTGCTCGGCGAGGTTGCGCTTCCAGCTCGCGGCGTCCTCGGGAGTGATGGAGAACTCGCCGTAGCGGCGGTCCTTGAAGCGGTCCAGGCGCGCGACGGGGATCCGCTTACGGCGGCTGTCGTCGAGCGTGGTGGGGGCGTCGGCGATCGCGAACAGGTCCATCGCCGGCGACTATCCGGCCGCGGGCCCTTGACGCCCCGCCCCCCACCCGGCTACTCTGTACGTTGTCAAGAGGGCGTGAGGAGCGCGGACCCACCCGCGGCGCCCCAATCCACGAGGAGGACCCATCATGGGGGCAGACCCATCCTGCACCGATGGGCGGCGCGTGCCCGCCGACCACCCTGACCGGCTCACGGCCGACAGGGCCTACCGTCACGCCGCGAGCCGCGGCGAGCCGCTCTCGCAGCGGATCACTCCCCGCCAGGTCGCGCAGGTACGCGCCGCCCTGGCCCGCTACCCGGAGCGCGATCAGCGGCTCCGGGCGGCCGACCTGGACGCGTTCGTGACCGGGGTGCGGCCCCGGCGCGATCTGCCCGTCCAGGTGCAGCGCGACCTCGCGTCGTTGACGCGGGAGGCGAAGACCAGCGCGGCGCTCTGGCCCCGCAAAGTCGGCGCGATCGTCCAGGCAATCGTCAGCGAGCAGACACGTTGACCAGGAAACTCTCAACCGGTCAGGGCGTCCGCGCGATGGACGCCAGTAGACCCACCGCCCCGAGGGCGCGGGCCGCCGAGGAGGCGGCCCGCGCGCTCCGTCACGGAGGAGGAACCGTGAGCCCTACCGCCCTACTGGCCGAGCCCGTCGCGTGCCCGGTCTGCTTCACCCCCGGCTGCGAGCGCGAGCACCGCGACTGCAGCCCCCGCCCCGCCCGCGCCCAGGCGCAGGCGCGCGCCCGGAACCTGCTCCGCGGCGGCGTGAGCCCGACCGCGGTCGCCGAGGTCATGCGCCACGACTACCCCGCCGGCGGCTGGACGCTCGAGGCGGTCCTCGCCCTGGAGGAGCCCGGCGCGCTCGTCACGGGCGCCGGCCTCGAGGTCGACGCGCCGAACCGGACGGTCGCGGTGAACGGGCAGCTCGTCCGGCTGACCCGGATGGAGGCGGCGGCACTCGCCTACCTCGCCGCCCGGGTGGACCGGCTCGTGTCCCGGGACCTGCTGCTCACGGAGGTGTGGGGGTGGCCGCCCGGGCTGCGCACCCGCGCTTTGGACACGCACCTCGTCCGGGTGCGGCAGAAGCTCGCGGCGGCGGGCTGGCCGGGCCGGATCGAGTCGGTCCGCGGCTCCGGCTACCGGTTGACACCGTAAACCCGGAGCGTTACGCTTCAACGTGCCCTGGCCCCGCCGGACCCACCCGGCGGGGCACCGACCCACCAGGAGAAGAGGAAACCCACATGGCCGGAGTCAAGATCCTGCCCGCCGTCCAGGCGCAACGCGACAAGGTCGCCGAGCGGCTCGAGGAGCACCTGCGTCTCCCCGACGCGCTCGACGCCGACGAGCGGGCATGGCTCGTCAGCGACGCGCTGGACACGATCCGCAGCCTGCAGGCCGAGATCCGGTCGCTGCGCGCCAAGCGCCACGCCCGCGACTGGCTGCTCCGCCCGCGACTGCGCCGCCCACGGCGACGCGGTCGGCGCCCACCGCTGCATCACTTCGGCCCTCGAGGGCCCCGACTTCGACGAGCGCACCCGATGACGTTCCTCACCCTGCTCGCCGCCGTCTACCTGACGGCCGCGGCCGTCGTCGCCGCCCTGCACTGGGCGCTGCACCACGGACCCGTCCGCCCCCAGCGCGAGGAGGCGTGATGGACCGGACGGCCACGGCGCGCGTGTCGCACATGGCCGACGAGGCGCTGCGCGAGCAGATGCGGCTCTGTGAGGAGGAGGCCGACCTCGCCTACGAGGCGGGGGACCGGGAGTTCGCGTCGGGGGCGAGGACGATGGCGCAGGCGTGTGCGCAGGTCCTCGCTCGCCGGCATGCCCGCGAGCCGGTCGCCGCATGAGTCGCGCCCGGCCGCGGCGCGATCTCGCGCTCGAGCAGGCCCCCCGGCCCGTCCGGGCCGGCCCGCCTATGCCGCCCCTGGATCTCCACTACCAGGAGGCGCTCGCCGCGCGTCGCGGCGGGCAGCACGCGGTCGCGCGGGATCTGCTCGCGTTCCATGATCCGCTCGACCCGCTCGAGGTGGAGCGCAAGGCCGAGCAGCTGTACGGGTGGTGCCCGGCGGGCACCGTGACACTGGAGGAGTGCGAGGAGGCCGCCAGGCGCGTCCTCAGAGGAGGGAAGCTATGGGCAGGCTGACGGCGGGAACCGAACCCGCGCGCCGTTCCCTACGTGAGGACGTCGCGTGACTCGGTATCGGACAATCGTCGTGGACCCGCCGTGGCCGTATGACGAGGGCTTCGCTGGCCTCTGGGGACCTTGCACGTCCGCGGAGGTGGCCGCCGGCTGGAAATCGAACGTCCAGCGTGCGGTCACCCCGACCGGATACCCGACCATGTCGCTTGACGACATTCGCGCGCTGGACGTTGGGGGTCTCGCAGACAAAGACGCACGGATCTTCATGTGGGCCACACAGCGGTACTTGCCTGACGCGTTCGACATCCTGGCCGCGTGGGGGTTCCGGTATAAGCAGACGTTCGTGTGGCACAAGTTGCCCCCGGTGAGCCCGTTCGGCGGGTCGCTTGCCCCAAACAACGCCGAGTTTGCGCTTGTGGGCGTCAAGGGTTCGCCGCCTGTGCTCTCGCGAGCCAAGAGCTGCATCCTGGCGACCCCCGGGAACGCCGGGCGCCGGAAAGATAACGGTGCCGGACCGAACAAGCACAGCCGCAAACCGGACGCGTTCCTGGACATGGTCGAGCAGGTGTCGCCGGGGCCGTACGTGGAGCTCTTCGCCCGGCGCGCGCGCTTCGGCTGGGACTACTGGGGAAACGAGAGCCTTGGGACTGCAGAGTTAGGAGAGGTGGCCTGAAATGGAGAAGCAGAAGAGTGTCGAATCTGGGGTGGATCTCATCGCTGCGGAACGGGCGCGACAAGTGTCTGCCGAAGGCTGGACGGCAGAGCACGATGACGGGCATACGCATGGCGAGCTTGCCGCTGCTGCCGCCGCGTACGCATGGCCCTACGCCCCTGCGCTGTGGCCGTGGGGCGACGGGTTCAAGCCGACGTCACGCGAGCGCGACCTTGTCCGCGCTGGCGCGCTGATCGCCGCAGAGATCGACCGGCTGCGGAGGGCCAAACTGCATGTCGCTTAGGAGGCGGACCTCGCTACGGCGCTACCTCGCCGTCATTCAGGACGCCCGCGGCTACCCCGCCAGCGACGAGCCGCTGCCAGCGCCCCCCGAGGGACCGATACAGCCGCTGATCGTCTCGGTCGTCAAGGCCGACGAGCACGATGCAGAGGTGGAGATGCTGCGGGCCGCTCTCGCGGAGGCATATCGTCGCAACGCGCTCGTCGTGGCTGGCGCGTGTGACGAGGTATCGGCCGGCGTCGGCGGTGATTCCGCTACCGGGCCGTACCTCTACGTCGAGCGCGGCGGCTTCATGCTGCACCTCTACCTTCGCTGGTTCACGCTGCCGTGGCAGCACGGTCTGTACTGGGGCTGCACGCTCAGAGCGCGAGGCCGCTACCTGTTCTCGCGGAGCCGAATCTGATGCCTGATTCCATAAGGCCGGTTCGCGAGCCTACGGACGATAGCTCTACGGCGCTACGCCGGGTGGCCGACGAGCTCGCCAACATCAGGCGGGGCGTTGACTGGAACGCCCCGCCGCCTCGCACGCTTTACGCGGCGCTGCGCTCTACCGAATCAGTGGCTCGGCGCGCCTTGGGGGAGAGGCTGCCGGACGACATCTGCCACGGCGGCAAGTTCACGTCGATCAGCGAGCAACGCTCGTGAAGAGCTCTTCTGTCAACTTGACGCCGTGAACCCCTGTACGCTCCCGTCATGGCCCAGACTCCCCAGCCGCCGCCCTCCCCAGCCCGGCCCGGCTCCCTGGCCGGGCTCGCCGAGATCGCCGAGCTCGCCGGCGTCAGCCGGCAGCGCGCGCTGCAGCTCGCGAACCACCCGCGCTTCCCCCGCCCCCGCGACCAGTTGCGCTCCGGGCGCGTGTGGGATCGCGACAAGGTCCAGGCGTACCTCGAGCGCACGCGCGGGCCCGGTGCCGATCAGGCCTGAGAACCGGGCCCTGTACGGGCCCGAGTGGGACCGGCTCGCCGCGCGGTTGAAGGCCGAGCGGGCCGGTCAGCGCTGCGAGTGCCGGGGGGAGTGCGGGCGGCCGGCGGACGGCGGCACGGTCGGGCACCTGGTCGAGGACGGGCGCTGCGGGAAGCGCGCCGGCCAGCTGTACGTGAGCACGTCGGGGCGGCACGTCACGGTCGTGTTGACGGTCGCGCACCTCGACCACGATCCGGAGGTGTGGCCGCCCGACGAGGCCAGGTTGCGGGTGATGTGCCAGGGCTGCCATCTGCACTATGACCGGGAGCATCATCGGCATTCGCGGGCGGTGGCGACGGCGTGCGCGATGGAGGCGGCGGGGCAGACCCGCCTCCCCCTCACCCCTTGACATCGTCAAGAGGCTGCGTTACGGTTCCGCCTATGACCCACCGCCCCAGCATCCTCAAGGCCGTCAGCAACGGCCGGCCGCTCGCCCTCCCCGCGGGCCCGGACGGCGCCGCGGTCCGCCTCACCGCCGTCAGCCGCCCGTCCAGCGCGGCGCCCGGCCGTCGCAAGGTCGCGCTCGCCGCGCCGGTCCGGATCGACGGGAAGCTCGCGGGCGCGGTCTTCTCCGAGTTCCGCGTGGAGCTCAACTGATGGCCACGATCGCCCCGCACGGCCACGGCGCCGTCATCGACTGGCTCGAGCAGCTGGAGCCCGCGGAGCGGTTCGAGTTCGGCCCCCGCTACCCGCGGCTCTCCCGCGCCCAGGTCGAGGAGCTCGCGCTCATCGTGCGCGCGCACGGCGGCCCGGAGCTGCTCTCCACGCTGGAGGCGCTCGCCGACGCCCTGCAGGCCCGGCAGGCGCCCGTGTCCTGGCCGTGGAAGCTGCGGCAGGCCCGTATCTACCACCCCGACCTCCTGGAGGACTGACCCATGCCCGAGACCGTGACGAAGGCGCAGAAGGCGCTCCGGGACGCCCGGGTGGCGCTGCAGGTCGCCGAGGCCGCCCTGGAGGCTGGCCGGCGCGCGGAGGCGCACGCGCACGCGCTGCAGGCCGTGAACCTCTCCGCGGCCGCCGCGGTCGAGGTCGCGCTCGACGGACTCGAGGGCTGAGCCGTGTGGGTGATGACCACGCGCGGCTTCTACAGCGCCGTCCAGCACCGCGACCTCGAG